ATGGTGGGCGGTGATTTTAACTGGGCCGCGGTCGTTTCAGTAATTGTTGGAATCGTTGGTTGGATTTTTGTTTATCATAATTCACGATCGCTTGCTAGACAATCTGAGGCGAATGCTATAGTTGCAGCGATAGAGAAGATGCTTCAAGAGATCGTGAGTGATGTTTCCGACTTTTGGGGGAGATGCGAAGACGATAATACAGATTTGGCTGCACGGTTATTTGCGTGTTCTGTTGATTTGAAATGTAATTTTGTTGAGCATAAAGTTTCCTTGCTTGAGCGAAAATGCCGGAAGCTAACGCATTGGGCAGCAGAGCCTAAAATTATGAATTTTGCCGTAGAAAAGATAGCTGATCTGCGTGACTCGGCAACTCTTGACTCAGAAATTAGTAACAAAATGCCTGAGGCAGATCGTGAGCGGCGTATTGTTGTAGTAAACTCTAAAGCTATTGATCTTTATATGCGTCTTTCGGATTCTGTTACAGATCGATATAAAAGTATGGTTGATTTGACCTACGAGACGTTCGAAGGGCGGAACCCTTAAGGTAGACTTTCGACCCGGTGGCAGAGTTAGTGGCGACTCGGAAGGGTGAAACAACTGCCTGGAAAGGTGCGCAGGGACGGGGAGGACGGGCCGCCGTAGATCGTGGCTCTGTCGCGCCTAACGATTAAGTAAGTCAGGCGGTTTCTGCGGAGGGGGGAGCACTAGTTAGCGTTCGTGGGTCGAATAGACCCAACGAAGATGATGAACCCAAACGCCGTTAGCCAAGTGATTAAGCGCCTTGAGTTCGATGAACCACTAACTGGCCATGGTTGGAGACTGTCTCGAGTGCGCTACGTGCAGCACTGCCGTGGTTACTTGGTTCGGTTGGAGCAGGCTGCCCCGGAGTGATCACTCCGGGGCTCCCGCTTCGTTTGTTGGCGCCTGCGGCGTCCAGGTTCCGTTGCAGTACTGGTCGATTTCAACCTCTGCCCAGCGAGTGGCACGGCCAAACTTGCGCCCTTTGGGGAAGTCCCCTTTCTTCATATGGTCGTAGATGAACGTGGTACCCATCCCCGTTCTCAACTTGACCATATTCAAGTCGATGAAGCGGGGGACGTCTTGGTGCTGCTGGGGGTTGCGCATAGAGATACCTCCCGGGTCCATTGATACGGACCGGGTGCAAGTTGGGTTTCGAGGTAACGGTTAGTCAGTACCGGCCCGGCCGGAAATGGCGTTCCCGGCAGGATGCCCAGGGCGTCGGTGGCGCGTTGGACGATGTTGAGCGCCACTTGCAGCGCCGCCGCGTCGTCTTGCATTCGCATGAGCGCGGTCATCTTGGGCCGGTGCTCGGCACACACTCTGTCGCGAAGCTGACCGGCGGCGCGGCGAACCGCGTCGGCCGTGCCGTGGTGCTGGAGCACTAGGGCCATGACCAGTACCACGTCGACGCTGTGCATCTGCATCGTGGTTGTGCGAAGGAGCCAGCGGGGAAGTGCGATGCCTGGTTTCTGCTTCATCCGAAGCACCCCGCCTGCCAGGCCGCCAGCGTGCGAACGATCGGGAATATCTCCACCAGCCCCACCACGGCCAGGCCGAGGGCAGCGATGATGCCGAGGGCGGTCAACGCTCTACGCATCGCTTGGCCCTCCCTGACTCGCCGCTGCCCTGTCAAGGCGCTCGATCTCAGCCAGCGCCAGGGCACAGGCCTTGACCATATCGCGTCGAGCAGTGCTCGGCTTCCACCACTGTTCATCCCAGGGCCACGCCGGCGACACCAGCAGGGCGGCGGTTCCATCGTTCGGAGCGCTGGAGCCGGCCAGGGCGTAGCAGGCGGCGGCGCGGGCCATCTGGCCGTGGCTGTGCTCGTCGTCGTGCTCCGGCGTCCATCCCTCTGCCTCGACCTGCCGGCGTCGCTCGGCTTGAACATCGAGCCATGCGCGAGGCACGCTGTGCTGAGCCTGGTCGGAGTGCGTTGCGAACTCTTCGAGGCTGCTGCAGCCGGCCGGCGAGTGATGGCCCTCGGTCATCGGCATGCCGCAGAGGCACCCGATCACCAGGCCGCCCTCTGGCTGCGCCAGGGCGGTACGGGTCTGCCAGGCTTCCATGCTCCGCGCTGTAGCGCCGCAGTAGTTGCACTCTGGACCGCGTGTGCCATCGCCGCGAAGCCAGCCGGTGGGGTCTACCTCGCCACCGCAGAAGGGGCAGGGTGCTGGCTCAACATCTCTGCCTGCCTGCTCTACCGGTGCCGGCGGGTCACGAAGCGGTGTGCCGGCCAGGCCCTTGGCGGCCAGGTAGTTGGTGGCGCGCGCCACCAGGTTGCTTTCCGGGGCATGCCGCTTCAGGGAACTGGCCAGCATGCGAACCAGCATTGCTAGTTCCTGGGTGCGTTGTCCCTCGGCGCGGCCGATGTCGTAGAACGGACGAAGCCAGTGATCCGCCGCCGGCGGCTGGCTGGCCTGGGCGCCGAAGGCCAGCGCGCCGGTGATGGCGTCTGCGATGACCTGGCGCTGGTCGATTGCCGACTGGGCAGGCATGTCATTGCCGTGCGCATTGCAAATCGCCGCCATGTTGCGTAGAGACTCCAGCAACTCTTCCTTGTCAGGGTTTATTCCGGTGTCATGGCCGATGGCTTCCCATGCTTCCAGTACCGTGATCACCTCCGACCGGAAACCGGAGTACCAGAGTTTCACGGCATCTTCCTTGGCGAGCGGGTAGCTGAGGCCTGCGGCGATCAACTGGTCTTCGGACGGCGGTGCCTGTTCGAACTGCTCCACGGGCGATTGCGCCGGATCGGCGAATTGGATGGGCGCGCGGCAGGGGCAGCGGATCTCTTCGCCGGAAATGCTGTTGCAGAAGCCGGTGCCCTTGCAGTCGATGCAGGGCGCCGGCGCCTGGTCATTGATGAGGGCCAGCAGGCTCTCGGCCGAGGAGTGAACGTCGTCGAGGTCCGTTGACCAGCGCTGCGGGCTGGTGTCGTGGATGTTGTCCAGGGCTTCGACGATGCCGCGCAGGCGGGTGGCGCATTGCTCAATCAGTTGGTGTTGGGTAGAGGACATGGTGGTGTCTCCGGTTGCTCCGGTGCTGTCGTCCGGCAGCGGAAGCGCTTGCACGGTCCTATCCGTTGGATCGCGCGGGGCTGGGGGCAAAGTGCTGCTATCTGAAGTGACAGGTTCTAAAAAACATCAAACTGAACTTTAGGTATGGTCGAGGCTATTGATTTTTTAATAAGTTAAATAAAAAAGGGGGATGTATGAGATTCTCAAAGAATTTATTGGTTGTGCTTCTTTCTTATTCTGCACTAGCTGTTGCTGACTCAGGGATAAAGAGTGGGATGTACTTACGGGTCGGTGATGGAGGGGTGTTTAATGTTTTTCTTGATAAGCATGGAGACAAGATATTTAGAATTAGGACACTAGGTAGTAATGGGCACTCTTGCTCTCTAGGGGGAAGGGTTGATGGTTCTAGGGTCATAGTGGAAGGGCCGTCATATGCAGATCGATGTGATATTGATGTAAAAAATACTGCCGGCAAAATCGAGTTGTCTAGAGGTCGGGAGAGTCTCGGGTGTAGAGACTACTGCGGGCCTAGGGCTGGCTTCTATGGGAGTTACAAGCTTGCATACAGTCTGTGTGCATTTGGTTCTTACAGAAAGAGACTGTCCATAATTGAGAGCGCTTTAGATTCGGGGGATAAAGATAAAGGGTACTTGCTCTCAAAGGAGCTTTATGAGAAGTGCTCGCAGTTCATGGACTCTCTTCCGCGTATGGGGCTGATAAATAAAATATCAGCCTTGAGTTTGGAGCGGGGAGACAAGAAAACATGTCGTAAAATGCAGGGTGATGTGGGCTTTTTTGACTCTATAAAGCCTGAATACCTCCCGCAGGATGAAAGAGTAACGTATGAAACATTACGTGATGAACATGCTAAGTTGCAGAGTGAATGTTCATAAGTTTTCTAAGTAGAGGGCTGTGTTATGGATGATGAAGATTTAAAGGAGTTGGAGAATACTATATCTGATTTGCTTTCTCCGTATGAAAGTGAGGGGAAGGTAGGTGCCTCACTTGATGAATCGCCTATTACTATATATGCTAATCAAGTTCCTTATTATATAAATGATACCTGGCTGACTAACTGGAGTGTGGCTGCTCGTACAGGGATAGCTCAGTCGCTAATTGACTCTATAAATACGACTATTGGTCGGCCCATGGTCGTGTCTGATCACTATTTTAGAGGGCACGAAATTAGCATAAGAACGGTTCCTGAGACTGGTGGTAGTAATTTGATAACCATGTCTGATTTGTCGGCAAAGCTCAATTCTCAAATAAATACATTTATACAAGATAGGATTGATGAAGACAAAGAAGCAAAGGTTGCTCTAATCCAGCAGTCAATGGAGTCATTGGCTGCTGAACAAATTAATTCCGACTTTACGGCGAGGCATGAGCTTCCGGCTGGTTCTCGTCCAAACACCGTAACGATTCCCCAGGCAGGTGACTCTGCAATCACGGTCGGATATGGATTTGACTTAGGACAGCACGATGAGCAGGAACTGATCTCCATGGGGATACCGGTTTCTACCAGGGACAAGGTTCGGCCTGGTCTGGGCTTGAGTAGAACCGATCCTAATATATATTCTGCGCTTGCTTTAATCATCCCTCCATTTACCGATGATGATGGGATGGTTTTGTTCTCTACGAAGCTAAATAGGGTGGCTGGCGCTGTTCGTAGCAAATTCTCTGACGTTTGGAGTGGGTTGCCTCCAGCCGTCCGGACGGTAGCGGTAGATATTTACTATCAATATGGTCAAGGAAAAGTCTTTCCTAATTTTGAGGCGGCAATAAGGCAGCATGATTGGGCTGCTGTCGTCTACGAGTTGAGAAATTGGGATGGTCATCCAAATGTGCCCGGCGACTACAGAACAAATCGCTTGAATGACAGGGCGGACTATCTACAACAAGCTTTAGGTCTTCCGAACTAGTGGGGTGATGATATGACTGATGCCATTAGTGCTGCACAGGATCAAAATATTTATGTGGCGCCTGGTGCCTCGCTAACCACGCTGTACAAGGGGCTGTATAATATCTGCAGCCCTGGCGCAGTATTTCCCGAGGCTGAGACGACAGAGGCTTGGGATATTCCTTTAAGGTTGCATCCGGATTTTGTTCCCGGTGGAGATGTAAATGCTGTTAACCAACAGTATGCGACGGCTCTTGCTCAGGAAACATCCAATATCTTGCTATTGGGGTTCCAGATGTCTCAAAATAAAGATGTGGTGTGTGGCGATCTGATTCCGCTCATTCAAAGTACTAGGGCTAATCTGGTTTCTGTGAAAGCCAAATATGGGGCAGGACTACTTGGGGTGTTAGGTCAAACGACAAATATTTTGCCTAATAGTGTCTCGATAACCCCCGGCACAGGAGGCGGTGCAACCGATAGCTCAGGCCTCCTAGTTGGCTATGGTGTGAACTTAGGGACCCTTACGGCTGCACAGCTTTCAGCAATGAATCTGCCACAAAGTATAAAGTCGCTCATCACTCCCGGGGTAGGTCTGCACTTAGGTGCTGTAAACTTCAGTGCAGTCTTCAACCAGATTCGCGATGGAATGCGTTATGTGACGGGCATGGCTCTAACTCTGGCCTACCATGCACTCTAGGTAATGGCCGGCTCTGCCGGCCTTCTCACTGTAACTATTTACTCATTCCCTTAATTTCATATGGATCGGCGGTAGCTGGAGACAGCGAGGTAGATGCGCTGGATCACGGTAGCAACTCCTCCCCGACCTTACGGGCATGCTTGAGGCTGCCGGCCCTGATGCGCGTCCAGTTCTTCCCCCAGTCCTCCGTCAGGCCGCCTTGGCTGACGAAGAACGGGCCGTGCTTCACGAACACGGCGCCGCCGGCGTTGCGCATGACGAAGTAGGTGTTGTCGTCGATCGGCTCGTCCGCGCGCTCGTGCTCGATCGCCTTGTCGGGCGGCACTGTGCGCCAGTCCGGCCAGGACCGCGCCTCGTTCTTCGTCTGCTTTGCGACCAGGGCGTCGATTATCTGCGCCGGAGTGGCGCCGGTGCGCCAAGCCCCGTCCAGGGCCAGGATCACAACGTTGATCCACTCGGCCAGGTCGCCAGGGTTCTCCTCGATCTCGCGCAACTCCTTACGGATGTGGTCGACGACGCCAGCGGCACGCGACCCAGGCCCGAACGTGCGTTCGCTGAACCGGCGCTGGCGCTCCAGGTGCAGGTCGAGACGGAACACGTCCAGCCGCCCGCGGGCGCGGCCAAGCGCGTAAGCCTCGTCCTGGAACATCAGGAGGTGATCGCTGGTGCGTCCGGTCAGGACATTGAGATAGCGGCTGTGGAGCGCCTCAATTGCAAGATGATCGTCGGGGTGGTTCTGGTTCGTCGTCATGGCTGCACCTGCTGCTGTGAGCGGTTCCAGGGATGCCGGCGCCCTGGCTTGGGCTGCTGGCGCGGGGAGAGAAGTGCGTCGCGCAGGCTCATGCCGGCGGCGACGCGGCGGCGGACGGTCGTTGCGTGGACCGGGCTCTGGAAGTGCTCCACCAGCTCGGCGATAGTCCCGGTCACGCCGTCGACGGTGAAGCGTCGGCTCTCGCTCCAGCGTTCGTGTGCGCGCTCCAGCGCCGCGGCCTGCGCCGGTGTGCAGCGCCCGCGCTTCTGCTCGTTCGCACGCTGGTGGTCGGCTGAGCATCCGCGTGCCGGCCAGGTGATCTCCGGCATCAGGGTCAGCAGCTCCCGGAACTTCCAGGGGCCGATGCCGAGCGCGTGCATCGTTGCGCGGCGGGAAAGCCCGCGCGCGGCCGAGTCACGGATGAACTGTTCGGTGTTCATGCCGCCACCTGCTGCGGACTCGGGCGTAGCCGCCGCTTCCATGGGTCGTTTGCCCGGGCGTATGCGGCCATCGTGTTCGGGCTCACGCTGTTGCCGCACATGTGGACCTGCTGGGACAGAGTGAACCGTTGCCCGTTGTGGCCCCGCTCGATGATGTAGCTGTCGGGGAAGCCCTGGGCGCGGTACAACTCACGCGGTTTCAGCATGCGCAGGCGGATGTCGACGATCACGTAGGGGCTACCGCTGATCCAGACCGTGACCAGCGCCAAGCGGTCCTTGGTGGTGATCGTGGTCAGCGGATCGTCCAGCTTCGCCCATTGCCCACCAGTTGAGTGGTAGCGCATCAGGAATGCCGACACCCACAGCGCGCCGTCCAATTGCTCCGGGGTCAGGCTGCTGGCGACCATTTCCGCGGTGACCAGACCGTGGTGCGTGCCGCCGGCGCTGACCGTGTGCAGCGGCTCGTCGGCGGCGCGCGCGTCGCAGTTGCCGCGCAGATGCAGCAGGTGGGCGGCGACCAGGCCGTGGTGGTCCGTGCCGGTTTGCGTGCCCAGCGGTCCGTCCACCGGTGCGCCATGCGATCCCTTCCGTAGCGTTACCAGGTGTGCCGTGGCGAGCTGCTGCTGGCTGCCCTTGTTGGTGATGGTGCTGATCGGGGCATCGGCCGGGCGACTGTGGGTGGTGTTGTAGCCGCCGTTGGCCTGGACCATGAACGCGGTGGCCACTCCGCAGTCAGCTTTCGCGGTGATGGTGTACATCGGCTCGGCGACCGAACGCGGCTCGGTTTGGCCGGCGCGGCCGCCGACGCCTACCAGGATCGTGCTGGCCAAGCCCAGCGCGTGCGCAGCACCAGCAGGCCGCTTGCATTCTCCGCCGCTGGTGATCGTCGGCATCGGCTGGTCGACCGGTGCGCCGGTGGCGTCGAAGCGGAACTTGACCAGGTGGGCGGCCGCGACGGCGTGCTTGATGCCGCCGGCGACCACGGTGCCGAGCGGTTCATCCAGTTCAAGGACGCGCGGTGCCTGTCCGTCGCGCTCGCCGTAGCCAACTTGGATCAGCGTCGGGGTGGCAACGGAGAAAGCGCCACCCTTCGGCCAGGCAGTGATGGTGTTCAGCGGCTGGTCCACCGGATGCACGGCTTCGCGCGACCAGTTCGCGATCGGCACGATGAAGGGCTTGGCGCGCTGGAGCACTTCTTTCTCGATACCCTTCGCGATGCGGCGCATGGTGGCCTCCGCCAGCGGCTTCTTCCGGTTGCGGATCGACTGGCCGAGGTCGCTCCAATCGATGCACTCTGCTGCCGTGCGGTACGGCTTCAGCCCCTTGCTGGGTTTCGCGGCATGGGTCTTCTCCGCCGCCACTGGCTCGAAACCGCCGTCGGTGGCCACCAGGTACAGGCGCTGGCGGGTGGTCGGGTCGCCGTAGTCGCAGTTGCGCTCGACCCAGTAGTCCACCTGGTAGCCGAAGCCGCGCAGGGTCTGGACGAACTGGCGCCAGGTGCGACCCTTGCGCTTCGGATCGGGCACCAGGAACTGCTCGTGGCGCGGCACGCGCTCCCCTGGCTCGGCCACCGTGCCGTCGAGACGCACGACGCGGCCGGTCGCTTTGTCGCGCTTGGCGATCAGCGGGCCCCATTGCAGGATCTGTTTCACGTTCTCCAGGCTGATCACCCAGGGCCCGCGGCCGAGCTTGTGCAGCTTGCCGGCCCACTTCACCACCACCCACGAGAGATCCCGGATTTCCTTCTTGCGCGGCTGGCCGCCGGCGGCCTGGCTGTGATGTCGGCAGTCCGGGGAGGCGTGCAGCCAGCCCACGGTGGCGCCCTTGGTGGCCTCGATGGGGTCGATGCCCCAGACATCGGTCGGCAGATGCTCGGCGTGCGGGTGATTGGCCTCGTGCATGCTGATCGCCGCCGGGTTGTGGTTGATGGCCAGGTCGACCTTGCGGCCCAGGCCCATTTCCAGACCGGTGCTGGCACCGCCGCCGCCGGCGAACAGGTCGACGATAATCGCGTCGTCGGTGTCGTCCAGGGCCAGGCTGTACTGGGTTTTGAAGTCGAGCGGGGAGGGCTTCTTGAGGGAAGTCATGCGGCGGGTTCCTTTTTATTGCGAACGCAGGAAAGCACTGCGTCATGCGTGATGGCGCAGTGATGTCGTTGGGGCTAGAGTTGGGTGGTCCAGCATAGGGCTGGGCCACGGAGGGTTCGATGAGGAAGGTGATCACTGAGGTAGAACTTGCGAGCACTGACGTTTGGCGCTTCGACGATGTGCTACTAGTGAAGAACGCGGATGACCTGTCTGGTGTTATGGTCTTCCACGCAAGAAAAATCGCAAAGCTCTACGGTGCGACAGTTGAGGCGGAGGTCACTGAGACCAAGCAACTACTGGTTGTCGTGAATGACCCCGATGATCCTGAAACTGCCGAGCGTGTTCGTGTTGCGTGCGCGGAGGCTTGGAGCAAGCGCTGAAACTTTCCGTTGAGCGAAATGGCATGGAGTAGGGTAGTTTTGCATTGCCCGATACTGGCCTTATGGAGTTGTATATGACCGATGACTTGAAACTAGCCGCGGGCCGTCCTCGCAACGTGCGCTGGAATGGCTCAAAGGGACAAGAAGGATACCTGCAGTTTAAATGGGATGAGGATTCTGCGAATCCGATCCCCAGAGGTATTCGGATCGAAGTTAAGGCGAAAGATGGTCGCACCGGCACTCATGAGGACAATGAGGTATGCGCATCGTATGAAGCTTGCCGTTCTCGTGGTATCCAGATCATGCAACAAATGATGCGTGACATAGATCCCGATTAAGATGCCATCTCGGCCCTGAGGTTGCCGACCTGCAGTCACGTCTAGTTGAAGTCAGATGCAGCCCGACCCGCAGTAGAAGCGAAGGTGGAATTAGTAGAGAGTGCGTTTTATCATGGCCTTTTCCCAAGGAAGAAGGCGAATGAATAGAGCGCTATCGCTAGTTGGCTTATCTCTTACTGTTGTTTACGGACTTATCGTCGGATGGCTTGTATGGGATCGTGTTGGAACACTCCAGGCAATGGAGCTAAATGCAGTAGGTGATTTTCTAGCCGGGGTCTTCGGGCCTATAGCTATTCTTTGGTTGATACTGGGGTTCTTTCAACAAGGAATGGAGTTGAGGCAGAATAATGAGGCCTTGCATCTTCAAGCGACCGAGCTCCGGAACTCTGTGCAGCAGCAAACTTCAATGGCAGATGGTCAAAGGCAGAGTCTGAGAAACTATGAGAGGAGCCTGGAACCACTTTTGCAGCTGGTTGTGGTTAGATATACAGATAATTATGGAGAGTCGCGCGTTTATTTTAATTTGGAGAACTCCGGTGAGTATTGCGAAAAAGTTGTTGTTGACTTCGGGTCTTCGTTGCATTTGACGCAATTTGATACGTTGTTTGGAGGTGCGAGTGAGAGTTTCTGTATTGTGAGTTATCTAAAGCCTCATATTTATTATGATGTAAAAGTTTCCTATGTGAATCGAGGTGGGGCCGCGGGTGTTCAGACATTCGAATTTATGTACACGACGCAGAGCTACCACTTGGTGAAGAAAGCATTTCTCTCGAACTAATTTAGACAGACTTTCTAGTTGCTCTCAGGCGTCCACAGCATCGAGCACCCACGCGGCCTAGCCTTTGCTGAGCGAGACGGCGGATGCGATGGCGATTCAGCTAGCTGCGGGCTTATCTTGGCTAAATCGCCCACAGGGCGGCGTCCGGTGCGTGCTGGGAGAGAAAGCGCCCCGGGTGGGGCGCTGTATCGAGGGTCAGGTCGCAGCCTGGAGCTGGTGACCACGACCTAGAGGAATAAACTGAGCTTGAAATGCAGATCGATTGCCCTAAAACTCGATGGTGAAGTCACGGTGCTATTACTTGACCAACTAGGGGGATCTATGCCTATCAAGATGAATCTGTCTGGCCTGAAGCGTCTGCAGCAAAACCTCAAACAACTCGATGGCACGCATCAAGTGCCGTTTAGCGAGATCATGAGTCCCAGCTTTATTTCGTCTAACAGCAAGTTTGCGAATTTCGACGAGTTTGCTCGTGGTGCCGGTTATAAGGTTGAAACTGCGGAAGATCTACGGGCGATTCCAGACGAGCCATGGGACGCTTATGTCCGTAGTGAGACTCCTTTCGAGAGTTGGGCAGAAATGCTCAAGGCCGGCATAGTCGCGCATGCCAAGCGCTCACTTCAAAAGGGGTTGTAACTCGCCGTCTCTACTGAAACCGAATGCTGCACGTGTGGCCTTTCTCCGCCCAGAACGCTCGGATGTGCCCGAGCGTTTCGTTCTGCATCGTCGAGGGGGCTGACTTCACGACAGAACCTCGCGAGATCCGTCTCCCTTCATCGGCCCGACGATATCCAGCAATTCCATTTCCTCGACCAGGCGGGCCGCGCGGTTGTAGCCGATCTTGAGTTTGCGTTGGATGGCGGAGATCGAAGCGCGGCGCGTCTCGTGGACGAAGCGGATAGCCTCCTTCAGCAGCGGGTCGTCACCGGGCCCGTTGGCCTGGGGGATATGGAGGGTCGCGGTGATACCGTCGCGCATCCCTAGCGCCTTGGTTACGTCGATGCCGGCGCCAGGCGCTGGCTCGGGCTCATCGTACGCACCGTCGATTCCCTGCGGGAACTCTTCGCCGCCCAAGGCCTCCAGCAGTTGCGGTATGAACTCGCGGAAGGTGAGCATCATCAGGACGAAGCTGGCGTCGAGCTGGCCGGCGGCATCGTCGCCGCCGTCCTTCTCAGCCTGCTCCTGCAGCAGGTCGTCGAAGCGCAGGCGCTTGATCGCCAGCTTGGTGTCGAGCACGAAGCTGAGCTTGTCCGACCAGGCCAGGGCCACCTGGGTGACCAGCTTCCCGGAGGACAGGTGTAACTGCATTTCCTCGCTGGTCATGTCCTGGCGGGTGGCCACGACCTTGCCGCCGTCCTCGTGGGTGTCGGCGAGTACCGCGCTGTCCAGCACGTGGAAGTCGCCGCCGGCGGCCTGGTCCTTCATCCAGTCGGTGAGGGTTGCACTGGGCGCGACCTTCACGCTGAGCGGGCGTACCGGCAGCGAGCCCAGGGCTTCGCGCAGGGTGGACAGTAGGTCCTCGGCCTTCTTTGCGCTGTTGGTGTCGATCAGCACCAGGCCTTGCTCAAGGTCCAGCGCGGCGAACGTGCTGGACTTGCGAATGAAAGCCCGTGGCAGCAGCGTCTGGACGATCTCGTCCTTGAGCTGGTCGCGCTCCTTCTTGAACACCTTGCGCATCTGGTCGGTTTCGATTTGCTCGACCTTCTCGGCCAGTTCGTCGCGCACTACGCTGCCGGGCAGCAGGCGCTCCTGCTTTCGGGTGGAGATGAGCAGGAAGCCGCGGCTGGCGTGCACCAGCGGTGCGTTCGGGCCCTTGCCGAACGGAGCGGCGAAGCCGTAGGTGGTCAGTTCCTGGCTTTCGCAGGGGCGTGCCGGCTTGCTGGCCAGGGCCTGCTCCAGCGCCGCGGCGTCGATTTGCAGGTCTTGGGTGAGGCGGTAGATTTGCAGGTTGCGGAACCACATGGGGTGTCTCCTGGGTGGCCTGGCGCTTACACGAGACGCCAGAGCAGGCGATAGGGGTCATCGAACGGAATGTCGTCGTCGTAGCTGTCGTAGTCGGTTGCCGGTTGCGGCTGGTGGTGAGTGGTCGGCCGCGGTGGCGGCTCGCGGCCAGGGCCACGCGACTGGCCTGCCTGCTCAGGCTTGCCGCCGAGCAGTTGCATGTTGCCGTTGATGTCCACCACTACCTCGGTGCTGTAGTGGTCCTGGCCGTCCTGGCCCTGCCACTTGCGGGTGCGTAGGCTGCCTTCGATGTAGACCTGGGAGCCCTTTCGCAGGTATTGCGCTGCGATTTCGGCCAGCCGGCCAAAGAGCACGACCCGGTGCCACTCGGTGCGCTCCTGCTGCTGGCCGGTCTGCTTGTCTTTCCAGCTTTCGCTAGTGGCCAGACTGAGGGAGGTGACCGCCTTTCCGCCCGGGGTAGATCTTGCGTCTGGATCCTGGCCCAGATGGCCGACCAGGATTACCTTGTTCACTCCGCGTGCCATGGCTCAGGCCTCCGCCTCAGCCGGCGGCACCGAACTGGCCGGCGCCACATCGACTCCCTGCAAAGCGAAGTAGATGCGGGCGCAGGCTTGGGCGTCCGGCATCGCGCGGTGAGCCTCCACCAGGTCCTCCCCGGTGAAGTGCTTGTATGCCTCGGCCAAGGTCGGCAGCTTGTTGCGGGGAAGCGCGACCTGTGCGCGGGAGCGATAGCAGGTGCAGAACTTCTCACCCGATTCCTTGAAGGCGTTGGCCGCATCCTCGTCCTGGTAGCGCATCAGCGCGATGCGAGTGATACGGTCGTCGAAGCTGATGTTGTGCGCCGCGCGGCGGGCTGCGCGGCCGTTGATCGCAAGAAAGCCCTCCAGAGCCTCGGCCTCGCTGATGCCAACATCCATCGCCTGTTCGTGGCTGATGCCGTGGATCGCGGTCATTTCGGGGGTGATTTCCCAGCCGTTGGGTCGCACGATCGCCTCAAAGCGATCGATGGTGTTGCCGGCGGCATCGCAGAGCAGAGCGGCAACTTCTACGATGTGGGGCTGGCACGGGTCTTCACTGGGCAACTTCCACTCGGGAATACCCGTCGTTTCGAAGTCGAAAATGTTGGTGAGCATGGTCTGTCCTCAGTGGTTGGGCATCAGGCTGCGCGCTCGATGAACGCGCACCCGGATGCCGCACCGGCGGCGGGCGCCGGCGCAGGCGGTTCGAGGGATAGGGGGCAGGTGGCGGGGATGGTCAGGCCGCTTTCGCGGGTGCCTTCTCGACGATCACGCCCGGTAGGTTCAGCGTTTGGCCATTGCTGTTGGCCAGGCTGTCCAGGGCCGGCTGGTTGATGATCAGCAGGTCCTCAGTGGCGTAGCCCGCGGCAATCGCTGCGATGAGCGCGGACTTGTCGGTGACGCGGGAAACCCATTGGGTGGTCGGTGCCGTCGCAGTGCGAGAGCGTCCGGCGGCGCGGGCAGGGGCCGGTGCAGCGGGAACTGGCTCCGGTTCGGCTACGGGATCCGGTTGCTGCGCGGTAACGGCTTCCTGCTGCTCGAGTTCCAGGCGCTGGCGCTCCTCTTCGCGGATGCGTTCGCGTTCGGCCTCGAGGCGGCGCTCCTCTTCCGCCTGGTGCTCGGCGATGCGCGCGTTGATCAGCAGCACCAGGTCGTCGTTGGCCTTCAGCACCAACTGCTGCGCATCGCTGAACAGGAAGGCGTGGTCGGTCGCCAGTTCGCGCAGGCTGGCCAGGTTCTGCTCGATGAGCGTGGCCCACTTGTCGGCCTCGATCTTCGCTCGGGCCAACTCGCCGTTGGCGCCATCCTGCAGTCCGGTGATCGTCTTCTTGCCCTTGATGGCGTTGGCGAAGTCGACAGGGATGACCGGCAGTTGCACCTTGCCCAGGCGCTGGTTGATGGCCGCCACGTAGTCGCAGAAGTCCTGCTCGGCCTTGCCCTTGATCTTCAACCGGATGGCTTCCTTCTGAGTATCGACCAGCTTCTTCAGCGTAAGGCGCTTGTTCCGCGTTTCCGCGGCGATCTCGTCGATGGTGCGGAACAGTTCGTCGATCGAGGCCGTCTGACTCAGCGCATGCTGCTTCGCAGCCTCCAGGCGCTCCTCGACGTTCTCGCACCACTTCACGGTCAGCGCCGCGTCGGCGAAGTGCTGGTCGGTGGTCAGGTCGGTGTTGATCTTGGCCAGCACGCCCAGGGCGGTGGCCTTGAATTCTGCCAGGTTGCTGGCCTCGACCATGCCGGTGACCTTGATGTGCAGGGCCGGCAGGTGCTCCGGCGCGCGGCCCACGGTTTCGGCCTTGGGCGCCTCGACTTCGAAGGCCTCGAGGTCGGCGGCGAACTGGCGCCAGCCAGCCTGAAGCGCTTCGGCGCGGCCGACGACCGGGCGGTATTCCATGTGAACGAAGTTGGCGCGGGTGCCGTCGGAGCAGACGAAGATCACGCGCTCGGCGGCGCTGACCAGCAACTGCTGTTCCAACTGCCAGTAGTAGTGCGGCTCCAGCTCGCCAGCGCGGACCTGGGCCACGAGGTCGGCATTCCACAGCTTGTGCTCGAACAGGACGGTCTCGGCCATGTCCATGCCGTCCATGCTCGCCAGCAAGTTGCCCTCGGTTGCGGTGACCGGGTACAGCTCCTCGCCGATCATCTCCTCGACGATCAGCCGGGCGGCAGCTTCAGCGGCATGACCGCGGTTGAACAGCGCCTGCTGGTGCTGGCTGACCTCGGCGGCCAGGCCGGTCTTCTTCTGCTTCAGTAGGTCGCTGCGCGACTGGTACTTCGAGGCGCCCATCATGGCCGGAGCCTCGGAGGCGGTGAAGTGCTGGGCACGCAGCGCGTGCCATTCCGGCGAGCCCTGGACTACGTTGTGGATAATCATGCGGATGCTCCTTCGGTGACCAGGCCGCGGATCTTCTCGACCTGTTGGGGGGATAGGGTGTTGCCGCTGCTGACCGTGGCGATCACCTGGTCGGCGGTCTTCTTGCCGCTGGTGATGAGGCTTCGCCATTGCGGCAGCATCTTCTCCAGCTTCTCGTCCGGGTACGGCGGTTTGCCGTTGCCCTCCGGCTGCTGCTCTGCCTGTGCGCCCGGTTGGGCGTCGTCGCCCCGGTCGCCGTTGGTGTCGAGGTCGTCGTCGGCGGCGATGTCCAGCAGCGCGGTCTTGGCGTAGCGGCGGAGGTAGGACACGATCGCGCCGTAGTCCTTGATGTCGCGTTTGTCTTGCGCGGGGAGAGGGATTTCATCCTCGATACAGGCGCCGCCGGCGTGGGTCAGGCGCGTGTAGATCGAGGTCCCGGTGGTCGTGGTGCTGCGCCCGATCGACTGCATAGTGCCCAGGCCGTTTTCGCTGAGCGGTTTCCGGGTCTTGCTGTTGATTTCCTCGAGATCGGCGTAGCGGAACTTGTAGGAACCGCGCTGCGCGCCGGTGTTTTTGTCTTTGATGGGAATTTCGACTTCGCGGTTTTTTGCGATCGGCTCGAATGCCCCCTGAGCTTTCGCGAAGGCCGCGTAGAGCTGGGCGACTTGCTCGGGAGTGCCGTAGGTCGCGCGGTAAATGAGGATGGTGTCGTCCATGGTTTCTCCGGTAATTGGGATCACTTAGCGGCGGTTGGTGCCGTAGCGGGGTGTTCTGCAGTGATGCGGCCGCCGATAGCTGGTCCGAGCATCAGGATGATGTAGAGGGCGGCTGCGCCGAGGGCGCCGTACCAGATGGCTTTGCGCTTCGCGTTCATGTCGGGAGCATCCTGTAGATCAGCCAGCCGTAGAACGGAGCCACCAGGGCCAGCAGGCCGATGGCCGACGCAACTTCGGTGAGCGCCCGGCGGGCGCCAGTCGCATTTGGCTTCATGCGGAGGCCCCTCCCTTGGCTTTGTCGATTGCGCTTCGGGCCGCCTCGATCGCCGCAGTTGTGATCGCGTTGCGATGCTGCGGCAGATAGCCGACCAGCGCGCAGTACGCCTGCTCCAGGGCGATGAGTAATTCGGGGCCGTAGCTTTCAACGCGCCGCCGTGCTGCGCGTTCCGCCCGCTTGCGGTTGTCGCGCTCGATTGCAGACTGCGCTTCCTGTTCGGTGGCGTAGAACCTGTACCAGTCAGCGCGCTTCGCGATGCGCGTGCCGTCGGCTCGAACGTAGTAGGCCTTCGTTTCCCGAACGAACTCACAGCGGCTAGCTGCGTCTCGGCCGGCCCGGACTTGAAAGCGGGTGATTGGATTCATACCCGAGTGCTCCTGAGTTCTGCCCAGCGGGCGTCCGACGCGGCGTCGAGCCGGTGGCGCATGTCGTCGTAAATACGGGTGTCGATGAAGCCGACCGCATAGGCCAGTTCAATTTGGCCGTGGACGAACTTCTGGTCCGGGCGCGGGAACGGTGATCGGCGCATCGCCGTAATGCCTTCCTCGATCATCAGCACCGCGCGTTCATCGCTGAAGGCCATCGTTGTCCTCCTGCTCTTCGTCCTCGGGCTCCGGTTCCGGCTGGTCCCAGAGCGGATCGACTTCGCGGTCCCAGGCCTGCTGGGCGCAGTTGAACGCTGCGCGGTTGTGGCGCTCGCGGTATGTCCACATCATCCCCACCTCGCTGAACTGGTGTAGATCGCTTCCAGGTACTGGTCGCAGATGCGTTTGGCCCGCTCGCACCGGTCAACGTCGAAGAGTCCGAAGTGGCATTCGGGCGGCATGATCTGGAGTTCGGCGGCGAGCCAGGCGTAGGCCTGATTGCGGGTCATCAGCTTGTCGCGCCAAATGCGTTCGAATGGGCGCTTGCAGCGATTGCGAGCGTCGCGCAGCGGCTTGTCGGCCAGCGTTCCCAATGGGACGTCGGTGTCGGGATGCAGGCCCACGTAAGCGCCGCAGCCCGTGCCAGTGCAGGCGTAGGCATACGGCCAGTCGCCGTACTCTCGGCCGTAGATCACCCGGTTGCTGACCAGACGGACCAAGCCGCCGCAGTGCGGGCAGCCGGTGGGGATTGGCTGAGGATGCTTGATGCGCTTGAGCGCGCCGCGGCTTACGTGCGGCAGAGGTGCCGGCGGCACCAGTTTCTCCGGGCTGTTCGCTCGTGGGTCGATCATTGCGTGTGCTCCGTGGTTCACCTGCATTCGGCAGCACCCGGGCACGACTGCCGTGTGCCTGGGTGCTCTCGAATGGAGGTTGAAAAAAGCCCGGCCGGAGCCGGGCAAGGGGGGGATGAAACGGGCTCAGGAAACAGCAGTGCAGTTGCGCAGCAGCACCGGCGTGGCCTGACCTTCTAGCCAGATCACCGCCATGCCGGAGGCGGAAACTTTGGCTTGAGTGAGCGTTCTGGTGCGGATGGGGATGGAGTCGCGGAGCGGACGGTACTCAACGGCCACCTGGGCCGGGTGCGTGCGATTCCACTCTTCAACCAGGTCTTTGGGTGAGGCGGGCCGGACGGCGCCAACCCGGGCGTAGATCTCGGCGCGATGAATGGCCATCGCTTCCGGAGCAACGATTCCGAGGCGGATCTGGCCGCCTCTGTTCTCGACGACGGTCACGGTGATGTCGTCGCCAATGTGCAGGGTTTCGCCGACTCGGCGAGTGAGGATCAGCATGTGTGCCTCCGATCAGGATGCTGGGCGCGCGGGCTCAGGCCGGCTCGCAGTGGGAAAGGGCAACGCAACCGGACACGCCGGCGAGCCAGACGACAGCAGTGTGGCCGCCGAGGAGCTGGGCTTCGGTTGTCGTCTTGGTGCGCTTCGGCGCCGCGCCGCGATGGAATCGGTAGTCGACCTCGGTGCCGACGCGGTATGCGGAATTCCAGGCAGCAACGGTCGCCGCCGGGTTGGCGTTTCGCTTCATTGGATGTCTCTCTTTGAGTGATGGGCTGGTGGTGCAGTTGCTGGTAGTGGCGATTCGCCCTTGCTAATCTCTGGTCGTCGAGATTTCGGGGCGTTGGCCATGGATGCGAAAAATCTTGCAGTTCTGATGCAACTGAAGAAGGCGATGGAGCAAGAGGAGCCTGTAGGGAGGCTCAAGAAAACGGATGTACCAGAGCAGGGCTTCAGTGGAGAGTCGGAACAATGGTTCGCAGAACCTGCTCAGCAGATATCCAGTGATCTCTCAGGCAATATACTTGCTCCTCAAGCAGAGACTTTGGGCGAACAGGTAATTGATAGTATTACCTACCAGCTTCGTCAGGAGTTCTCCAGGCTAAATCGCAGCGCCAATTCGATTGACTCCCTCAGGCATGGCGAGACTCTCATTAAAGGCCAGTATGAATGTCGTGCCGCTAAGGAAAAGGAGGGAGATAAGTTACCCGTCACGAAACCTGCTAGTAAGAAGCCGCCATTAAGTCCACCAAAGTCTGCCGATTTGAGGGTTTCTGGCATACGAAGCGGTAAATGCTTTTTTAGAGATGTATACGTTAGTCGAGCCCAGTACAAGGCTCTAAAAGAATCTATGGATCTAATGATTTACGGAAATGATAATGGAGCCCTGATTAAGAAGTTTGATGCTCTGACCTTCTATCTATCCCAAGTCAGGGACGACCATGAGGCGATGGCTGTATACGAAAAAATCTTCTCCATACTGGAGTCTGTCAAGAATGACCGGGCAGGAAAGGCGGGTAAGCCAGCTCTGAGTCCGGATAGAGTGCGTCGATTTACTCGTATTCGAGAAGAGGTTGCAAAGCTTGCCAAACCTTCTAAGGAGCTTCAGGGCAGCAATGATACTCCTGACTGGATTGCCCGTTCTTGTCTCTGGTGTAATTCGAAGTTCTTCGTCCACAAGGAGTGGGTAAAGCCGCCAACAAGGTGTAAGAACTGTCGCGAAAAATTGCATAACAGACAATGGTCCAAGGGGGCGAAGAAAGCTAAGAGTACAAAGACTGTGTACAGTCATTACGTAATCTACAGCGGTGGATCTCCAGGGCTCGGAAAGCGGCACTAATTCGAAGAATCCAAGAATCTAATGAACTCCACGTAGAGACTATTTACCCTTCCGTCCGGCCATTCAATTATCGCTGCCGGGTAGGTCAGCACTTGCCCCTCATCTATGCAACTGTCAATTGTGAATCTGTGAAAAATTGCTTCGATATAATCAATCTTCACAGGATTTGTTTCATCGTCGCTCCAGCGTAACACCATTACTTTTCTCACGGGCGCTCTCCAGACATCAATCTCAGTCTGTTCAGTGATTTTCATGAGGCACTCACTCCTTTGATGATTTCCCAGATGCGCCTCAGAGAAGCGCATCGAGGAAATCGGTGTCGCTGGCCGGCGTTACGCGCCACGTCCGGCTGGGCGGCTACTTTCTCGGGGGACCTGAGGTCCCGACAGCCAGTCGCGGCTCTTCGCCCACTGGCTCTCCCTTGATCTAGGGCCATCTACGCTGCTGGCCACGGGGCGAGGCTCCCCCTGAACCCGTTCTGCTTTTCGGCAAGGCCTTGGCTCGCTGCGGCCTGCTTTCAACTCTGGTCTTGCGGTGAGTTGGCATGAGCAAAACTAGCGTAACGCTATTCATATGTAAATAGCGAAACGCTAGATTTTTTCGCAAAACGCGAAATGCCGAGTCCGGCATCCAGGTCTGTGCCGTATGGGCAGTGGGGTTAGTGGTAGTGAGAGACGAAAAAGCCCGGCTCAAGGCCGGGCTTCAGGTTGGCAAGGAGGGTTTGAGAGGGAAGGGGCAGCTAGTCGCTCTTGACGGGGTTACCGTCCGACCAGACGAGCTTTAGCATTGGTCGCCTCAGTTGAGCTTTTGACGACGGCTTCCTCCGCAGCACATCTGAGTGAGCGCAGCGCCATTAGAGCGGCTGTGTCCAACCAGGCAGGTTGGGTAACGATTCCTAGCAGTAGATCTACTATTGCTCTATCGGAAGCAGATGCTTGTTCGTAGGCTCGAAGGAGAGGAGGCGTGGGTCGTTCTCTGACCTCATCCTGCCCTCCCTGACTGTGGTCGGTATCCAGCCAGCCGGCTGGTTTACCAGTAGCCTCTTCAATCCGACGAGCGGTAGTCTTCCGCATGCCTCGCCGCACCCCCGTTTTGGAGTCCTTGACTCCATCGCGGAGGTTGCCGAACTGCGATGGAGACATCCCAATTCGATCAGAGACAGCCGCCAGCCCCCCGAACTCCCGCTCGAGTAGGCGCATGTTTGCTCGACGAATTTCATCAATGTCTTTCATGTTGTCGATTCCATAGCAAAACGCTAATTGTGTATATGTGCGTTACGCTATGGGAATTAATCTAGCGTTACGCTATATTTGGCTGGCGTCTGTCTACGGAAGCTGAAAAATGAAGCTGAAACCTTACCTTGACCAGCGTCGCGGAGCCGGCTCCTGGCTCGCTCGCGAAATCGATGTTTCACCAGTCCTTGTGTCGCAATGGGCCAATGGTGTGCGGCAGGTTCCTGCGGAGCACTGTCCATCTATTGAGCGAGCAACTGGCGGGCTGGTCACCTGTGAAGAGATGCGACCGGATGTCGATTGGGCCTGCTTGCGTCAGCGCCCAGTCCCGTCACTACAAGCGATTTAACCATGGCGCTTGTCAGTGATCGAAGGTTGGGCCAGGTATGAATCTCGCGGACATGCTTGACCGTCCGATTGCATTCCAGCGTGCGTTCGTATCGTTGGGCGCCGGCATCACTGGTGCCTTGATGCTCTCGCAGGCGGTGTATTGGACCTGCCGCACCGAAGATGCGGACGGCTGGTTCTACAAGACCATGGACGAGTGGGAAGCCGAGACGGGCATGACCAGGTCCGAGCAGGAGGGTGCACGCAAGAAACTGGTGAAGTGCGGAGTCCTTGAGGAGATGAAGAAGGGTGTTCCTTGCCGGCTCTACTACCGAGTGAACATGGACGCGATAGCTGCAAACTTGAATGCGGAAAACCTGCAATCCAGTTTGCAGAAAACCCGCAAACAAGGATGCGGAAATCCTTCAGGCAAGTCTGCGGAAAAGCCGCAAGCCAGTACGCGGAAAAGCCGCGAGCAAGGTCGCGGAAAACCCGCAGTTCTTACAGAGACTACTTCAGAGACTACTTCAGAGATTACCCCTGAGATTTCTGCCGGGGAGGCTGCGCCGGCCCCGGGCGGGGAATTCGTCGGCGCCGAGCAAGAGCCCGGGCCGCGCTGCCAGATACCGGCCGACATGCCAGGCCCGAAAGACCCGAACTGCAAGGCGTACCGCACATGGGCCAACTACGCCATGGCCTATCGCACTCGATACACCGCTTGGCCGGTTTGGAACGCATCGGTTGCCGGCAAGCTTTCGAAGCTGATCGATCGTGTGGGCCAGGCCGACGCGCCAAAGGTGGCCGCGTTCTACGTCAAGTGCATCCACGATGCTCGACTGATTGCTCAGCACCATCCCCTCGGCCTGTTGCTGGCGAACGCTGAGGGCTACCACACGATGTGGTTGACCAATCGCCCGACCACCGGAACGCAGGCACGCCAGCAGGAGAACACCGCATCGAACTTGTCCGCCGCTGAGCAGGCCCTGGCCGAGCAGAGAGCGAGGAGGGCTGCCCATGCTGACGCCTGAGCAACAAGACGAACTGCTGCTTTCCCTTTTCGGCACCGCCGAGGCAATGGGTCAGCAACTCACGCCGGCCGCTGCCCAACTCATGGTTCAAGACCTGGCTGCCTACGAAGAGCCAGTGCTGACCGCCGCATTGCAGGCCGTTCGCCGGGAGGGCGGACGATTCACGGTTGCCGCTGTACTCCGGCATGTCGAGTCCGCCGACGGTCGGCCCGAGCCGAACGAGGCCTGGGCGATCGCCCTACAGAGCTTCGACGAGGCTGAAACGGTGCTTATGACGCCGGAAATCCAGCAGGCGGCTGTGGTAGCCGCACCGCTCATGAAGGGGCGTGGTGACCGGGTGGGCGCGCGCATGGCGTTCATTGCCGCCTACGAGCGCCTGCTCACTCGTGCCAGGCAGCAGGCGCTGCCCGCCAGGTGGTCGCTGTCGTTGGGCAGCGATGCGGGCCGCCGAGCTGCTGCGATCGAGGAAGCGGAACGCCTGGGGCGTCTGCCGGCGCCGGCAGCGCAGTTGCTGCTCGAACAGCACGTACTCGAGCCGGTTTCGCCGGCCGGCAGCGCAATCGCCGGGCTGCTGACTGGACCCTCCGACCGGCTGCTGGCACTGACGAATGACCCACTGACCCGCGAAGCCCTTGCGAGGGTGGCTGCTGGTGGGGGGGATGTGCCAGACGACTTTCGCCGGCGGCTTGAAGACATCAAGAAGCGCTTGGTCCGCAGGGAAAAGGCGAAGGTCCGACTGCGTGATCGCCACCTGCGCCACGAGCGCGAAGACATGGACCGTCGGCGCGCCGCGGTTCTTCAAACCATCGATCAGCTACAGAGCCAGGAGGTTCAACATGGCTGAAGCACTATCAACCCAGGCGCCGGCCAAGAGCGCGGCGGCGAAGAGGAAGCGCGCCGGGCGGCCGATCTACCTGGAGTTCAAGCGCATGGTCGACCCGGACACCGGCGAGGTTCGCCTGGCCCAGGTCGCCGACAGCGGCATCGACAAGTTCCTGCTGAAGGAGCGCGGGTATAAGGCTGGCGCAAAAGTGCGCGCGGAGCTGAAGCAACCGCGGGACGTTCGTAAGCACCGCCTGGTTCACAGGCTGGGCCAACTGGTCGCGCGCAATGTGGATGGGTTCCAGGGGATGGATGCGCACTCGGTGATCAAGAAGCTTCAGGGAGACGCCGGGGTCTGTTGTAGCTCGGAGTATTTCGACCTGGGCGGGCTGGGGCGCGTGTCGCGCCTGGTGCCGGAGTCGTTGGCGTTCGACGAAATGCCCGAGGAGCGGTTCCTTGAGTTCTGGCGAGGCATCTGCCAGCACCTGATCGAGCACTACTGGACGGGCATGAGCGAAGAGCAGATCGGCGACATGATCAACATGATGCCCGAGGAGGTGGTATGACCCGGAGCCGCGACGACTACTGGGGATTCGTCGACCCTGCCGCGGAGGTGGTGTGATGCTGGTCGCCGCGAAGAAGCCTCGCAAGAAGACGTGCAAGGCGTGCCGGGAGGTATTCACTCCAGAGCGATCGCTACAGTCAGTGTGCAGTCCGAAGTGCGGATTGGCGTTGGCGGCTGCCAAGCGCGAGAGAGAGCGGAAGTCTCTGGCGAAGATAGAGCGCCGCGAGATCCGTGCGGCCAAGGAACGCTTCAAGACCCGTTCGGACCATATGCGTGAGGCGCAGGCCGCTTTCAACGAGTGGATTCGCCTGCGCGACGCCGACAAGCCATGTATCAGTTGCGATTCCACGGCCTGTGACACAGGGCTGATCACCGGCAGTCGCTGGGATGCAGGGCATTACCGCTCCGTCGGTGCTTGTCAGGCTCTGCGCTTCGAGCCGCTGAACGTGCATCGGCAGTGCGTGCGCTGCAACAGGGACATGTCCGGCAACGCGGTGGAGTACCGCATACGCTTGGTCCAGCGCATCGGCGCCGAGAAAGTCGAATGGCTAGAGGGGCCGCACGAGCCCCGGCGGTTTCCTATCGATGAACTGAAGGAGATCAAGGCCAAGTATCGAGCGCTGTCTCGGGAGCTGAAGCGCAAGATGGGGAGGGGAGTAGGGCATGGCTGACCCTCGGTTCAAGGAGTGGCTGCAGGAGCAGTGGCGCATTCTGCGTCAACACGGGCTCATCGCTGAAGGGGAGAGCAGATGAAGAAATCTTCGACCCAGGTTGTACTCGACGCAGTTCGGGAACTGCACAGCCAGCAGCAGATCGTCACTCGCCAGACCCTGGTCGAACTCACGGGGTTGAAGCCCGGCGTTGTCGATGACCGCCTGTCCGTCCTGGTGGACGACTTGCTGGTGCTGCGCGTCGAGCGCGGAGTGTTCGTACCGGCACCGCAGTTCGATCCGCCCAGGCCGATCACTATCACGCAGATACCAGGTGGCTGGGCGAAGGTCGAGATCAGCGATGATCACGTCATCACGCTTACGCCAGCGGAGAAGCGGATGCTCGGTGAACTTCTGGCGGGTGCGGCTCAGCAGTTTGCAGCGATCGATATCGGGCATTCGAACCAGATACTGGCCGCGGAACTGGCGATCAAGATACGGAAGCTGGAAAGGGAAGTGGCAGCATTACGCGCAGACAGGACCGATGGCGACGAAGCCCAGCTTTCCCTGTCGATGGACCACATCGCCTGATCCCCCTGTAAGGTTCGACCCATCCCCTCTGGCCCGGACAATTCCGGGTCATGACCCAGAAGCCCAACACCGAACCGAAGAAGGCCCCGGTAGCGAAGAAGCGCGCTACTGGGGCTTCCGCACGTCCCCCAGCCAAGACCGCAGCGAAACGACCCCCGGGTCGCCCGAGCAGGTATACGCCCACTGTCGGCCTGGCTGTCTGTACCGCACTTGCGGAGGGCATGAGCCTGCGGAAGGTATGCCAGTTACCGGGTATGCCGGCTATGTCCACGTTCCTCCGGTGGCTGGCCGACGAGCAGCATGCGGATTTGCGAGAGCAGTACGCGCGTGCGCGCGAGGCACAGGCCGACACACTCGCTGAAGAGATCCTGCAGATCGCCGACGACGGCTCGAACGACACCTACACGGACGATGAAGGCCGCACGCATGTCGACTACGACCATATCTCCAGGTCGAAGCTGCGCGTAGATGCTCGAAAGTGGTTGGCGTCGAAGATGGCGCCCAAGAAGTATGGCGACCGCATCACCAACGAGCACACTGGCGCGAATGGTGGCGCCATAGAGGTCAAGAGCACAGTCACCTTCGTGCAGCCCAAGCCTCGAGGTGACGACGAGTGACCACCTTCGTCGCTGCGCCCCTCAACCTGAACATCACGCTCCCCTTCAAACTGGCGCCACTGTACGAGGCGCGCCGGTACAAGGTCATGCGTGGTGGGCGCGGCGGCGGTAAGTCCCATGGCGTGGCCCAGGTGCTGCTCGACATGGGCGCGCGCAACCCCCTGCGCATCCTCTGCGCGCGGGAAATCCAGAAGTCTATGCGCGACTCGGTTCACCGGCTGCTGCGCGACTACATCGTCAAGCTCGGCCTGACCGAGTTCTACGAGGTGCTGGACACCGAGATTCGTGGCCGCAACGGCACGCTGTTCCTGTTCTCCGGCCTGCAAGGGCACACCGTCGATTCCATCAAGTCCTTTGAGGGCGTAGACATCGTATGGGTGGAAGAAGCCCAGGGCGTGTGCAAGAAGTCCTGGGACGTGCTGATCCCGACAATCCGCAAGGACGGATCGGAGATATGGCTGACGCTCAACCCTGCGATGGACACCGACGACACCTACGTGCGGTTCTGCGCCGCGCCGGATGACGACGTGTGGCTCTGCGAAATCAACTGGCGCGACAACCCGTGGTTCCCTGATGTCCTCAACCAGGAGCGCCTGCGCGCCAAGCGCTCCATGTCGCAGGAGGACTACGAGCACATCTGGGAAGGCAAGCCGCGCACCGTGGCCGAGGGTGCCATCTACCGCCATGAAATCCTGGACCTGATGGAAAGCGGGCGCGTTCGCCCGGTGCCATACGACCCTCTGCTACCCGTCCACACGGTATGGGACTTGGGCTGGAACGACGCCATGACCATCGGCTTTGTCCAGCGCGGGCCGATGGACGTGCGAATCATCGACTACATCGAGGACAGCCATCGCACGCTGGATTGGTACGTGGCGCAGATCGAGAAACGCCCGTATCGCTGGGGCATCGACTACCTGCCGCACGACGGTCGTACCCGCAACTACCAGACCGGCAAGAGCACCGAGGAACAGCTACAGGCGATGGGCCGCAAGGTCCACGTCCTGGCCGCCACCAGCGTAGAGGAAGGCATCAAGGCCGTGCGCATGCTGTTCCCGCGCTGCTACTTCGACAAGGACAAGACCGGGCGTCTGGTGGAGTGCCTGAAGCGCTACCGCCGCGCCCTGCACCAGCATACCGGAGAGGCCATGGCTCCCCTGCACGACGAATACAGCCACGGCTCCGACATGTTCCGCTACGTCGGCCAGGCCGTGGAAATCATGCCCAACGAAATGGAACGCACCTACGAGGAAGCGGAAGCGCCTGACTGGCGACTGTGAGGACACGACATGCAGATCACTGAGAATGACCGCCAGTACATGAATGGCCTGCCACCGGCCGGCGACACGCCGCTGACCGTGGACGAGTACGCCGACATCAACTACGAAATCGAGGACCAGCCCGCGTGGCGCGCCGTCGCCGACAAGGAAATGGATTACGCGGACGGGAACCAGCTCGACACCGACCTGCTGCGTCGCCAGCAGGCACTGGGCATCCCGCCCGCGGTAGAAGACCTGATTGGCCCGGCCCTGCTGTCCCTGCAAGGCTACGAGGCCGTCACTCGCACAGACTGGCGCGTGACGCCGAACGGTGACGTGGGTGGCCAGGACGTGGCCGACGCCCTGAACTACCGGCTGAACACGGCAGAGCGCCAGTCTGGTGCCGACCGCGCATGCTCCGAAGCGTTCCGGCCGCAGATCGCGTGCGGTATCGGCTGGGTAGAAGTCAGCCGCGAGTCGGACCCGTTCAAGTTCCCGTACCGCTGCCGGCCTATCCGCCGCGACGAAATTCACTGGGACATGAAGTGCGGCGACGACTGGGAGGCCTGCCGCTTCCTGCGCCGGCAGCGCTGGCTGTCACCTGATCGCATTGCCCTGGTGTTCCCGGAGCATGCCGAGCTGATCCGCATGGTAGGTAAGTACGGCAGCACCTGGTGGGGCCAGCCCGATCTCGGAATGATGGAAGGCGGCACATCCACCGGTCTACACAACGCATGGAACGAGGCGCGGGCCTGGACCGTGCAGGAGGACCGCTGGTACAACCCAAGCAGCAAGGAAATCTGCCTGGTGGAACTCTGGTATCGCCGCTGGGTGCAGGTCCACGTCCTGAAATCGCCCGATGGCCGAGTCGTCGAGTACGACCCGAACAACCTGGCGCACAACATCGCGCTGGCGTCCGGCCGCATTTCACCGAAGAAGGTGACGGTATCCCGCGTGCGCCGCTCCTACTGGCTCGGGCCGCACTGCCTGCACGATGGGCCAAGCCCATACACACATCGCCACTTCCCCTACGTCCCGTTCTTCGGTTTCCGCGAGGATGCCACCGGAATTCCATACGGGTACGTGCGCGGCATGAAGTACGCCCAGGACAGCCTGAATAGCGGTATGTCCAAGCTCCGCTGGGGCATGAGCGTCACTCGAGTGGAGCGTACCAAGGGCGCGGTGGACATGACCGACGCCCAACTACGCCGGCAGATCGCACGTCCGGATGCCGACATCGTGCTGAACGCTGAGCACTTCGCAAGCAACAGGGGCGCTCGCTTCGAGGTAAAGCGCGACTACACCCTGACCGACCAGCATTTCCAGATGCTCCAGGACAACCGCGCCACCATCGAGCGCGTAAGCAACATCACGGCCGGTTTCCAAGGGCGCAAAGGCACGGCCACTAGCGGCATCCAGGAACAGCAGCAGATCGAGCAGAGCAACCAGTCAATTGGCCGGATCATGGACAACTTCCGCGCCGGCCGGACCCTGGTGGGCGAACTGCTGCTGGCAATGATCGTCGAGGACATCGGCCAGGAGCGCACTGAGGTTGTTATCGAAGGCGATGCCGTGACCGCCGATCGTGTCGTGGTGCTCAACGAGCCGCAGCGCGATCCGCAGACCGGCGCCGCCTACCTGTCCAATGATCTGCTGCGCACTCGGATCAAGGTCGCCCTCGAGGACGTTCCCAGCACCAACAGCTACCGCGGCCAGCAGCTCAACGCGATGTCCGAGGCCGTCAAGAGCATGCCGCTGCAGTACCAAGCCGCTGTCCTGCCGTTCCTGGTCAGCCTCATGGACGTGCCGTTCAAGCGCGACGTGGTGGAGGCCATCCGAGCCGTTGATCAACAGCAGACCCCGGAGCAGATCCAGCAGCAGATCGACCAGGCCGTGCAGGACGCCCTGGCCAAGGCCGGAAACGACATCAAGCTGCGCGAACTGGAGATCAAGGAGCGCAAGGCGGATAGCGAAATCAGTGGGCTGAACGCCAAGGCAGTGCAGATCGGGGTGCAGGCCGCATTCAGTGCCATGCAGGCCGGCGCCCAGATTGCGCAGATGCCGATGATCGCGCCGATCGCCGACGCCGTGATGCAGAGCGCTGGATACCAGCGCCCGAACCCTGCTGGTGACGACCCGAATTACCCCGTAGCCGACCAGACGGCGGCAATGAACATCAAGTCGCCCTACATCCAAGGGCAGGGGCCGGCAGCAGCAGAAGTTGAGGCCGAGGAGGCTCCGGTACGCAGGAACACCAGCCCGACATATCCGCCGGTGCCGGCCGAAGCCCCGACCGGCCAGCGCGGAATAGAGACGCCGAGTACGGCTGACAACCTGCCGCAGCCCTGACACACCTCCGCTACAACTCGCCAACCTGAAACCCTACCGGGCCACCCCCTGTAGGGTTTCGTTCTTCCTGCACCTGTCTCCGACACTGCCGCCCAAGCCAAGGCGTCTCCGAACGCCGGCGAGACGCGGAGTAATCCGCATTGCTGATGACCCTTGCGGCCACGGCGATATGTGGCGGGATAGGCATGAAAAAAGACGAGCTTTTCCAAGAGATAGACGGTGGACGGCCGACACCCGAACAGGCTGCCAGGATGATTGAACTGGCAATGGGCGATACCAGCAATTTCATGCTGGACAGCGACGAGCCCAACGTCGCAGCCGACGCGGGTGCCGGCGATGCTGGCGAGGCCAGCGCCGATGCCGCCGATCAGGCAGACAACACCGAACAGAACACCGACGCGCAGCAGGGCGCGGGTGACGCCGGCGCTTCGGCTGGTGGCGACCAACAGGGCAAGACGCCCGACGCCAAAGAGCTAAACGCCGAGAACGCCGTGATCCTGGCCAAGGACGGCAAGCACACCATCGGCTACGAGAAGCTGGTGGAAGCGAGACAGGGAGAACAGCACTGGAAAGCCCAGGCCCAGGCCGCGCAGGCAGAGCTACAACGCCTGCGGGATGAGGCAGCAGCGCGTGCCACGGCAGGCGAGGCCCCGACGTCGCAGGACAACCAACTGGCGGCGGCTCAGGCTGCCATGGATCAGGGGGTTGACCCGGCGATCTTCGGAGACTTCAGCGAGGAAGCGCTGGCCGCAGGCATCCAGAAGCTGATCGACGCGAAAGTGGAAGCGCGCGTGAGCGCACTCGTGGACCAGAAGCTGGCACCGATCCAGAAGAAGGAAGCCGAGAGCGCCGCGAGCGCCCACCTGAATGCGATCTACGAGGCCCACCCGGACGCCGACTCCATTGCGGAGAGCAAGGAGTTCGGGGACTGGGTGGCGTCCCGTCCGTCCTATGAGCGCGCGAGCATCGCCAAGGTGCTGGAAGCCGGCACCGCGGCCGATGTCATCGAACTGTTCGGTTCGTTCAAGTCCGCCACCGGAAACGCTCAGCAGTCGCAGCAGCAGCCGAACGCGCAAGACGCGAAGGCTGCGGCCCAGGCTGCCATCAACAAAGCCAAGACCGAACCGCCGGCCAGTCTCTCGGACATCCCGGGCGGCAAGCCTCCGGCTGGCAACCGATTCGAGGCCATCGCCGCAATGGATCCGGCATCCATGTCGGACGCCCTGCGCGGCATGAGCCCCGATCAGGTCGAGGCATTCCTGAACCGGAACATGTAAGGGAGCTACCCCATGACCGCAAGCAAAACCACCATGCGTTACGGTGATCCGAACGCGATGATCCAACAGGCCGCCGGCTTGTTCGCGCTCTGCCAGGGCCGCAACTCGACCCTGAACCGTCTGACCGGCAAGATGCCGAGCGGCACCAGCGACGCCGAGAAGAAGACCAAGGGCCAGTCGAGCCTGGAGCTTCCCATCGTCCAGGCCCAGGACCTGGGCCGCAACAAGGGCGACGAGGTGCGTTTCCACTTCGTGCAGCCGGCGAACGCCTTCCCGATCATGGGTAGCGAGTACGCCGAGGGCAAGGGCACTGGCCTGAAGATCGGCAGCGACCAACTGCGCGTCAACCAAGCCCGCTTCCCGGTGGACCTGGGCGATGTGATGTCGCAGATTCGCAACCCCTACGACCTGCGCCGCCTCGGCCGTCCGAAGGCGAAGTGGTTCATGGACGCCTACCTGGACCAGTCCATGCTGGTTCACCTGGCCGGCGCCCGTGGTAACCACTACAACAAGGAGTGGTGCCTCCCGCTGGAGACGCACCCGAAGCTGGCTGACATGCTGGTCAACCGCGTCAAGGCGCCGACCAAGAACCGTCACTTCGTGGCCAGCGCCGATGCCATCACTGGCGTTGCGCCGAATGCGGGGGAGTACAACATCACCACCGCCGACGTGCTGGACGTGGATGTGGTCGACTCCATCGCCACATACATGGACCAGATCGAGCTGCCGCCGCCGCCCGTGAAGTTCGAGGGCGACGAGGCCGCTGAGGATTCGCCGATCCGCGTCCTGCTGTGCTCGCCGGCCCAGTACAACAGCTTCGCCAAGCAGGAGAAGTTCCGTAGTTGGCAGGCTGCCGCACTGGCACGCGCGTCGAACGCCAAGCAGCACCCGATCTTCCGCGTCGATGCGGGCCTGTGGTCCAACACCCTCATCATCAAGATGCCGAAGCCGATCCGCTTCTACGCGGGCGACACCATCAAGTATTGCGCCGACTACAACTCGGAAGCCGAGTCGAGCGCCGTGGTGCCGGATAGCTTCGGCAATCAGTACGCGGTGGACCGCGCCCTGCTGCTGGGCGGTCAGGCCCTGGCGCAAGCCTGGGCGGCTTCCGAGCACTCCGGCATGCCGTTCTTCTGGTCCGAGAAGGACATGGACCACGGCGACAAGCTGGAACTGCTGATCGGCGCGATCCTCGGCTGCTCCAAGATTCGTTTCGCCGTCGAGGCGACCAACGGCCTGGAGTACACCGACCACGGCGTGATGGCGATCGACACCGCGGTCAAGATCATCGGCCCCCGCAAGTAAGCGACAAGGGTCGGTGATCCCGGCCCTTTCCTTCGTCCAGATTGAAAGGAGGCCCGTTATGGCCCAGTACAAGACCATCCCGCTCGGCGGCCAGTTCGGCGGTGTCACGCCGTATGGCAACCTGACCACCCTGCGTTACCAGCTCGCGACCAACGCGGCCGGCGTTCTGCTCAACAGCAATGCCGCCGCCGCGCTGGCGGTTGGAGATGTCGTGGCGTTCGAGTTCCCGTTGCCCGCCGGCTTCGTCGCCGAAGACCTGCAACTGGTGATTTCCGACCACTTCGGTGCCGGCGTGACCGCTGACGTGGGCTTTGCCTACGCCGACGGCGTGGACGACGCGACCTATCCGCAGGACGCCGCGTATTTCGGCGCTGGCCTGCTGCTGTCGGCCGCTGCGCGCCTGCGCACCAGTTCCAGCAAGGCGCTGTTCGCGCTGCCCAAGGACGCCAACCTGGTTATCACCATCAAAGGCGCTGCCGTCGCGGAGGCGGGCAAGCTCCAGGTGATCGTCCTCGGCGAGCGCCTCGGCGCAGTCTAAGCGCCGCCGCCCCACGAAGGGCCGGCCCGTGCTGGCCCTTCTGTCACGCAGGAGTAGGACATTCATGAAACCGATCCTCATCGCTACCATCGCCCACGCGATCAATTCCGCCTACTGCCTCGCCATCGGCGACAAGGTGGCACCACCGTTCGCCGAGTGCCCGGAAGACATGCAGCGCGGCATCCTGGCCGGCGTGCAACTCCACCTGGACAACCCAGACACCACCCCCGAGCAGTCCCATGAGTCCTGGCTGGCGGACAAGCTGGCCAACGGCTGGGTCCATGGCGAGGTCAAGGACTTCGAGGCGAAGACGCACCCGTGCTGCGTTCCCTACGCCGAGTTGCCCGAGTCGCAGAAGGTCAAGGACTACCTGTTCCGCGCCGTGGTTCATGCACTCAAGGACATCCCGGACGCCGGGAGCCAGGACGCCGACGCGCGCGTGGCTGAGTTGCAAGACCAACTCAACGAGGTGCTGGGCAAGAATGCGGCCCTGGTGGCGCAGATGGCGAGCGACGGCGTGCCCATGCTGGATAACGGCGTGCCCATCAAGTACATCGGACCGCGGGAAAGCTTCACCGACCGCCTGTATGGCTCCGGGCTGATGTTCACCCAAGGGCAGGTGCGTAGCGTGCCCGGCGATCTGGCGCGTCGATTCCTCAACCATCGCGACCTGTTCGAGCGCTCCACCGGCCCCGCGCCGGCCGGCGACGACACCAAGCAGGTGATCGCGCAGGCTCAGCAGGCCCAGCAGGAGCGCGCTCGCAAGGAGGAAGACCTATCGGCCCTGCACCGGGAGGTGGACAACTTCGCCGACTTCACCAGCCTGGCGGCATTCGCCAAGGACCGCTACGGCCTGAACCTGGTCAAGCAGCACGGCTTGGCGCGTTCCCGTGATGCCGTCCACGCGCGCATCGACCAGTTCGGTGGCGCGGTATGACGCTGGCCGACCTGATCCGCCGAGTTCGCACGGACGCGAACGACATGGTGGAGCCGTATTTCTGGTCGGACCAGGACGTGGCCGACTGGCTCAACGACGCAGTGCGCGAAGCCGCCGTGCGCGGCAGGCTGATCCACGAGAGCCAGGCCGACGCCGTGTGCCGCACCGAGGTGGTCGCCGGAACTGCCGTCTACCAGTTGCATGCGTCGCTATACGAACTGTCGCACCTGGGCTTCTACCCGGCCGATATGTCGCGCCCGACCATGCCGGTGCTGAAGTCGGCCGAGGTGCTGGACGTGGAGCTGCCGGAATGGCGCGCATGCACCGGCAAGCCGCTGTACGCCATCCAGGGCGACACTTCGCTGCGCCTGGTGCCAACCCCCGACCGGGCTGGCATTCTGCGCGTGGAGGGCTACCGCACGCCCCTGGCTGACATGGCGCTGGCCGACAAGGACACCGCGCAGCCGGAGATTCACGCCGAGCACCACCGGCATCTGGTCCAGTGGGCGCTGCATCGCGGCTTCAGCATCCCCGACATGGAGTCGTTCGATCCGAACCGCGCCGCGCTGGCCGAAGCCGCTTTCACGGCCTACTTCGGCGAGCGCCCCGACTCCGACCTGCGGCGCATCACCCGTGAGGATGTTCCTCACCATGTAGAGGCATTCTGGCCATGAGCAAGAAGATGAGCGTGGACCTGAAGGTCGGAGAGGTACTGCTGATCGATGGTACTGCCATCCGCCTGGAAAAGAAGTCCGGGCAGGTGGCGCGCCTGCAGATTTCGGCCGACGAAGGCACCGTTATTCAAAACCCCGCAGCAGCGCGCAGGAGTGCGCTCCAAGACCTGGAGCACACCCCTGATGGCAAATACCCTCTATGACTATGCCCGCCAGCGCTTCCTGGAGGGCCAGTTCAACTGGATGACCGACACGATCAAGGTGATCCTGGTCGATACCGGCGCCTACACGCCGCAGACTGCGATCCACCAGTACCTGTCGGATATCCCGTCGTCGTCCCGGATCGCTGGCCCGGTCACTCTTACCGCGAAGACCACCACTGGCGGCGCCGCCGACGGTGCGGATGTGACGTTCACCAGTGTGTCCGGCGCGAGCATCGAGGCAATCATCATCTACAAGGACACCGGTACCGAGTCCACCAGCCCGCTGATTGCATTCATCGACACGGCTACCGGCCTGCCGATCACCCCCAACGGCGGCGACATCATCGTCACCTGGGATAACGGCACCAACAAAATCTTCAAGGTCTGAGCGCCTGCGCGCAGGAGTGCGAAATGCAAGGGCATCAACACCCGCACGAGAAGAATGCCGGCTGTCACTGCGTGGCATGCCGGCCGCTTGAACGCCCCTGTGATTGTGAGGGCTGCATGAGGCTGATGAGTGGCTCGGGCAAGCCGCCAGCGCAGGGTATCGGTGTCAAGGGTATCGAGCCCAGGCCCATTGAACTGACGCCGAGCCAGGAAATGTACGTCAACTGGAAGGCTGTAGGCGCCTTGCCTCCGTTCCAGATGTTCGTTCACGAGCAGGCTCCATGTCCGCCCGACCGCTGCCAGCAGCAGTGGGCTATCGACTACGGTGTGCGCTACGGCGCCCAGGTCGGAGACAGGGTGCTGCTGGAGCGCTATGCCCAGTGGCACCAGGCGAAAGGCTACTGGCCAGACGAAACGATCCTCGGTCAACCGGTTGAAGGAGCGAATTAATGGCCGACACCATCGACCTGGACGGCGAAAAATTCGTCTCTCCATCATTCGTCACCAGTGCGACATCGCTCGACGACATCTATACCGCCTGGGTGGCCGACTTCCAAGGCTCAACGACTGCCTATAACCCTAGCTGGCCGAGCACCGATGATAGTGCGACGCTGCTACCAATCCCGCCGTTGTGGACCGGCGGGGCCGATAGGTTGGTTGTTTCAACCGAGTGCGGTGTGGAGATTGTCCCCTACCAGTTCACCTCGGCCAGTACGCACTACTCACAGGCGATCGCAGGAGTTAGCCGGTACTACTCGATCAACTGCGGGCTGCGCCTGGCGATTATCTTCCACCCGACTGGTGTCGACTCAGGTATTACCAGCTTTTCGGGCAACTACAACGCCGACCTGGCGCTATTTCGCGGCACGCATAACCGATCCAGTGAAAACGTCCAATTCGTGGCGCGTGTCGTTCCGGGCAGGCAAATCGATGTGGCCATCAAGAACACCGCCCAAACTGCTGGACTCCCCATCAAGCTGGTGGTCCTCAACGGCACCACTGTGGTGTCTTCCACCGACCTGACTACGATCGTTCAGGGTGGTGTCACACTGGTGACATGCTCCATCTACGGTGGAACCGTCTCGGGCACCGTCGTGGACCAGGCTGGCCAGCCTGCTACCCGCATCGTCCATGTTCACGAGCGCGAAACAGGGTCGGTGATCGGTAGAGGACGCAGCGACTCATCAGGTCTGTTCGAAATTCCGGTCATCGCGAAGGTGGGTACCACCATGTACGTAGTCGGCCTGGACGATGAGAACTCGCCGCTGATCAACGCTGTGATCGCCGATCGCATCGTGCTGGAGTAGCTATGACCACGGGCGTAGAGCTGCGTTTTGACGCAGTACCCAGCGGCTACGTCCCCTCCAGCAGTCGCAACGTCACGCTGGGTGGCGGCCCGCCGGCGAACCTTCCCGAAGGAACCATCGGAGCTTGGGGCATTCAGCCACCGCTGCTCTCGCGCGATGCCCGGGTAGTGCGGACAATCCTTCCGGACCCGCACGCATCGGCGGATCTCGACTTCTCTACCGTTGACCCCGGCTACGTGCCGCCAGCGTCCAATGCTGTGCTGCTTCAGTGGGGTGAGTTGCCGCCGGTAGAGGGCCAAACGGTTTTCCCGGGCGGATTCAGCGATTCCATGGTACCGCCACCGGCGATCCGTACTCAGTATCGCTTTGTGTTGCCTGTAGGATCGTCGCACCAAGTGTTCGGCGCCGCCAAGGCTTGGAAGTACAGCACGTTCGTTTCGGCCTACGGCTTCAATTCGAACGTCATCGGATCCCACAACGCACAGAACAAGCACCGAACGGTTCAGCCGACCGGATTTGTCGCCTACCAAAGCGGGCAGGCGAACATCATCAACCGAAACCGCTATGTCGCGGCCGGCAACATTGCGCCGCCGCCGTGGGGCGCGAATCCCACGGTTTGGCTGTACACCCGCTACCTGAAGCCTGGCGGCCTACTGGCGACCGCGATCCCGGATGTCCACCGCATCAGCCACGAACGCCAGTTCGTGCAGCTCAATGCTGGTGTTCCAGCGCCAGGCATGGGGACGGCATGGGTCAGTCAGGGAACGCGCGTTCTGGAGCCCATTGGCACGTTTCTGGATGCCGTGGCCAGACCTATGGTCGGCGGCACGCGCTTCTTGGAGCCGCCAGGCTGGGATTCCTCGGCATTCGGCACGCGGATCATTCCCGAGTCGCAGACGGTCGCGCCTCAAGGCTTCGCCGAGTTGTGGGGGCAGCAGGCGATCAACAACTGGCTCACCTTTGCCGAGCCGGCCGGATTCCAGAGCACCGTCCAGGAAGAATACCGCTGGGGCCGCGCAGACGTGTGGAACCTGCGCCAGTACGTGGTCCAGGAGTACGACCCGGACAGCGAGTTGAACCCGCCACCCTGGTCGCAGTGGACGCTGGTGGAGAACCGAAACCGTCAAGTGGGCACCATCGGCATGCCTTCGCCGCCAGCCGGCTTCCCGCAGATCGACAACAATGCCAGGCCGATCCTGCCAGGCGGCGTGGCGCCGCCGCAGATCACCACCGCAGCCATGATTGCCTACGGCCGCCGTTACCTGCCGCTGGAAGGCATCGAACCGCCGCCGATCCTGAATTGGCATGCCGTCTACAACGGCGCGAGGGTGTTGGTGCCGACCGGGAATGCGCAAAGCGCGTTCGGTGTTGCGAGACTGGAGAACACGCGGCGTTACTTCGACCGCATCGGCGGCTTCGACTCGGCGGATATCGGCATCGTGTTCATCGATTTCGCCATTCGCGGTATCAGCATCGAGCCGCGCTACAGCATCGAGCCGCCGGATATCAAGTTGCCCGAGGTCAAGCTGTACACGCGCTATGTCGATCCGGCAAGCAACGACATGCTGAACATGGGCCTGGCGGCTCTGTCGATCCACTTCAACGCGATCGGGCCGAGGTGGGCGCACAAAGACCTGTTCGGCGATCCGCGCATCCACAACGTGACGCCGGAGGTCGCGACCTTCGGGGCGAACGCCGAGGAATTCGGTTCGGCCTTCGTGCGCCTGCAATGGCGTCCGGTGGCGCCGGACGGCAGCAACATGCAGTTGTTCGGCCAGGCAAAGATCGCCGACCGCAAGCAGACCATCACGGTTCCAGGCACCAACCTGCTCAGGATGGGCGACAAGCTGGTGGTGACCAAGACCGGCGCGCCGCCGTACTCGCCGCAGAACATCATGGTTGATCAGGCGGTTAACACCGGAGCCGTGCTCGGAAAGCCCGGTCTGAATCAGTACGTCCTGTACGCGACAGGCATCCGGGCGCCGGACATCGAGGAGCCGACGGTGCGCATCATGGGAGTGAACATCGACGCCGGCATCAAGGTGGACGGCTACGGCCTGCCAGCCGTGAGCTTGAAGCTGCGCAAGCTTACGGTGGACGAATGGCCCGACGCTGAAGTGTTCCAGCCATCCAAGCCGCGTCTCACGCCGCACACCATCTGGGCGGTGAAGGAGGCACCCGAGCAGGCTAAGCAGAACCATCCAGCCGGTAACCTGCACTATGTAGGGGAAACGCTGGTTTATCCTCCGGGCGAGCGGTTCGGCTCGGCGCGCATCAGCACCTACTTGGGCATCCTCAAGCCATTCCCGCTGGGCGACGTGTCGAAGGTGGGTGAGCACGCGATCTACCTGAAACGTCGCTACCTAGAGCCGCGGGGTCTGCAGGCGTATCGCATGGGGTGGGCGATCGTGGGTGATGGCACCCAGTTCGTGACGCAGTTCGCCGGTGCTGATTCGATGTTACTCGGGGTGCCTGCCGTAGACCGTGGCCCCTATTACGGCCCGCAAACAGTTCGGCCTGCTGGTCTGCCGGCTCCTGGCCCGGGTGGGGCTACATGGGTATCGCTGCTGGATCGTCGACTCCAGATGACCGGATTCCCGTCGCAGGCTATGGGATATTCGCGTGGAGAAGGTCCGTACCAGTGGCAGTCGCTGCATGTTGGACCGCCGATGCCGACCATTCCAAGCGGTACCGACACATCAGCATTCGGTACAGTCTGGGTTTCGCTGCGGGTGCGAGGGGTTGAGCCGGACGGTTGGGAGTCGTTCATCTGCGAATACGACCCGTCGCATTTCGCGGATCGCATGCGAGTCCGCAACGTCTTCACCCCACCGGATCCAAATGCCCAGTCCGTGGCACCTGTAGGGTTGGATTCAGTGGATGTGGGCGTGCCCAATGTGCGGCCAGGTGTCCACTACATCCGCCCTGACGGCAACGCCGATCAGTACCGCAAAGGAGCTTTCTGATGGCCACGACTTCCCTGGTGCCGCTGGCCGGCATCAACAACGTCGCCGAAGATGCCGCGCTGCAACGCGGCGGCGAGAGCCCGAGGCTCTATGTGCGTGATGCGGTGAACATAGACCTGTCGCCGGCCGGCAAGGCGCAACTGCGGGCCTCTGTGCGCCAGGTCACGGACCAGCCGTTCCGCCAACTCTGGCAAAGCCCACTGCACGGCGACGCCTTCGGCGCCCTGGGCGACCAGTGGGGAAAGGTCGATCCGCATTCATGGACGTTCGAGCCGCTCGCACAGATCGGCGAAGGGGACCTGTCCCACGAGGTGCTGAACAATCGGGTGTGCGTCGCCGGAACGGCGGGCATCTTCACCTACGATGGCGCGCAGGCCGAGCGCCTGACGCTGGACACCCCGGCGCCGCCGCTGCTGGTGGCAGGCGCCGGATCGTTGAGTCAAGGCACCTACGGCGCGGCTGTGGCGTGGCTGCGCGGCCCCCAGGAGTCGGCGCCGTCGCTGATCGCCTTCGCGGACGTGACCGATGCCGGCGCGCTGGAAGTCACCTTTCCGCTGTGCTTGGATGCCAGTGTGACCGGCGCGCGCCTCTACCTGACGCGAGCGAATGGTGGCGAGCTGCTGTTGGCCGGCGACTACCCGCTGGGCGCGGCCACGGTCATCCTGCCGACGCTACCGGAGCTGGGCCGACCGGCGCAGTTTCGCCACCTGTCGCCCATGCCGACCGGCAAGCACCTGGCCTACTGGCGCGGGCGTCTGCTGATCGCGCGCGCCAACGTGCTGCGCTTCTCCGAGGCCCTGGCCTACCACCTGCACGATGAGCGCTACGGCTTCGTGCAGATGCCCCAGCGCATAACCTTCGTGCAGCCGGTGGATGGCGGCATTTGGGTGGGCCAGGTCGATCATGTCGCCTTTCTGGATGGCGCTGATCCGGCAAGCCTGAGCGTGTCGCGTCGTGCATCGCGGGCTCCGGTGCCTGGTAGTGCAGTCCTGGTCCCTGCCGAGGTGGTAGGCACCAACGCATCACCGGATGGCTCGCCGGTCGCCGTGTGGCTAGCGGAGAACGGCTACGTCATGGGCACCAGCAGTGGCGCCATCGCCGAGGTTCATGCAGGCGTGCTCGCCGGCATCACCGGCCGTGCCGGTACCTCTGTAGTGTTCGACCGCCGTCTACTGACGGCAGTAAGCTGAATCACCCCGAATATCGGGCCTTCAATCGCTGCGCAGGAGTGCGGCATGGGACTTCGGAGAGAACCCTATGCAACGCATTAGCAGCGCTCTGCGCAAAGAAATGGCCGCCGACCTGGCCACTGGTAGCTTCGACATCACCGAAAACGGCATTGCCTTCCCGCGGCTCAGCGTACTGGCCGGTGGCGAGTACTTCGGCCGCATCAACAGCGGCGAGTGGGAGAAGGAGGGCGACAACCTGATCCCCACCGAGGGCCTGGCGCACATCCTCAACATCGCGCTGGGCAGTAAGCCCAAGGTGTCGTATTTCCTGGCCCTGTTCGCTGGGACGGCAGCACCTGCTGCTAACTGGACCGCTGCTAACTTCGCCGCGGTGGCCTCGGAGATCACCAGCATGACCGAGGGTTACACCAGCGCTACCCGCCCAGCTTGGACGCCGACCGACACCGCTACCGGGTCCATCGACAACATGAACACCGTGGCGACCGTAACCATCGCCACAGCGTCGCAGCTCAACGTCAACGGCGCCGCGCTGCTGACCAACAGCACCAAGGGTGGCACCACGGGTGCGCTGGTATCGGCGTCGAAGTACGCGGCGACTCGTGTGTTCCAGAACGGCGATACCTACGATATCGGCTACCGGCTGAACCTTACCGTCTAAGCCGATGTATTCGCCGCGCCCCCACGGACGTTTCGCGGAAGACGCGGAACTCTCCGCCGACGATGCCGCCGCTGTCGAGCGGCTGGCCAGGAGCCTGACGAACTTCAAGCAGGCGTCTGAGCTGGCCAGCCTGAAGCGCGTTGCGGATCTGCCCAGCGGTCGGCAGGCGGTGGCCATCGACATGGGCGGGGTGTTTCGCATCCTGGTGCTCGAGCAGCATGAGCTTCCGCAATTCCGTTTCGACGGTGTGGCACAGACCAACATCCCCATGCTGTTCTCCGGCGTCATCACCCGCGCCCAGGTGCTGACCGATGGGCAGGGCGTTGGCATAAGGTTGACCGAGCAGGCCCGGCGCCGGCTGGTGGCCTACGACCCGAAAGCGGCGCTTCCGCCGAAGGACGTGGCGTTGCAACGCTTTGTCATCAAGTACGAACCGCGTTTCCAATACTTCGAGCCGCGCGAGCAGGGCATCTACACCTTCACTCAGTACGTCAAGCAACGCCCGACTTGGTACAGCGGTGCCATGGCTGAAGTCATGCAGGTGGTCGGCGGCTATGGGCGTCAGCGCCTGGAGGATCTTCCGGAGAACGATCTGGAGCGTGCCCGCATGCTGGTACCAGAGCGCTACATGGCGCTGGTGCGCGAGCAGCTTGGAAACGTGCGTCTGCCCGGCTACAGCGGCTTCCCGGACGAAGCGGGTCAATTCAAATGCGAGTATGCGGCCTTTCGTTGCCATGGTGTGGCCTTCGACTCAAGTAACAGCCCATGGCTGCTACAGATCGATGGCCGGGGCGTCTACGCTATGCCGCTGCCGGTAGTGCCGGCGACCACAACCGATGCGTTCCGCCGATATATGGAGGAGGTCGGCGACGATGAAATCCTGCGACTGTTGGATCGCTTCGGCGGGATGCCGTCGGGGGAAGGTTTCCCACCCACTGGCAGCGAGTTCGAGGCATGGCGTCGCGCGGGCGTCATCATCAAAGTCTGCGATCCCGCTGACTTCTACAGCGCTAACCCGATGTATACGGCCTGCGGCTGGGCGATGAACAGTCGAGGTACTGAAGGTTTCAATACCTGTTGGGGTTATGACGACACCGGCCTGATGCGGGTCCATGCGTACAAAATGCGCTTGTCGCTGGCGCCAGCAAAGAATCAGGGGCGCATCGAGAACGAATGGCAGTTCGATGACGAGGAGCAGCGCGCCAAGCTCAATGCCTACCTTTCGAAGGTTTACAGCGCGTTGTCCGCCGGCGGCGCGCGTGAGTTGGCCATCATGTACAAAGTCAGGCGCGTTCCGGTTGCGCAGATATTGGCGCGGGCCGCGATTGAAGCTGGCAATGACCTCGAATATTGGGAGAATCTAGAACTTCCCCCGATCGCGCAGCATCAGGGGCACATTAGCCGCGTGGCCAGTGGACCGTTCTACTGGCCGTCCAAGGTCGAAAAATCGTGCACGCGGCTGAAGTTTCCCGAGCTGACCGCTCAGGGCTGTGAGTCGTTCGTGCACGTGTCGCCAGACTACTTCGGGGCTCCGGTCCAGTGCGACACGGTTATATTCGGCTGCTACGTCCAGGACCAGCTTCGGGTTATCAAGTACTTCTACGACGAGCGGAAGTTCAAGAAGGAAGCTACGAGTTCATTCGAAGACATCATGATCGTTGGTCAGTGGGAGCAAATTGAGACTTTCGGTCTTAGCGGGCTGATGGGCTTCTTCTACACAACCGACTTCGACGACCGGCAGGAGCAGCCGGCGATAACGGTCCATACCAACATCGTTGGCACCGACATGGGCTACGGCAACCCGGCTTACTCCACTCCGCCGACACTTTGGTGCGTCGGCGGCGTGAGCCGGTCCAGGTATTACATGCACCGCACCACGGTAGACACTACCGAGACGTTTACCCTGGACGTGGCGGCGCTGGTGCCGGTGTTCGAGCGCGATTGCATGCTCTACGCCTACCAGGACCATACCGGGGGACGCAGTTCCCACGAGGAAACGACGCAGGGCTCTGTGCCTGATCCCACGTCCTACGAACTCTGGTGCTACGACGACATCTGGCACTGGATGGGGCAGACGCGGAACGGGAACCGGGGCGACCCGCCATCCAAGGATGGGGTGCCGGTCTATGTCGACACGCTGGTCTACAGCCCAACCGAAATCAGCGACTTCGCCGAAAGCGGCAACTGGCTGAACCTGCCACCTGGCGGTTTTTTGGATGTCACGGGCATCTGTGGGCCGTACACCTACCGCAATTCCGTCCACAACGCCAACGGCGTCATTATCGGCGGCGAGGCGCCAGGCTTCGATCCGTACCGGAAGGACACCCAGTACCCCAACGAGAGTAGCGGGCGCCTGAGTGTGTGCCTGTCCGTGGCCGGCGCTGTTCAGGTCAATAAGGACATGCCGCACTCGTGGTACTGGGGCTTCTCGCCCGAGAACGACTTTTACTTCTACCGCGACGCCGTGCATGTCGCCATCGGCGACGCCCGGTACGCCAGCATCTACGAGACGGGCCAGGATGGACTGCGCCGCCGCTGGGGGCATACCGCGCTCGCCGATCACAAGGCGGCCCACCACTTCATAGGGGTTATCAATGAGTGACTACCGCGACGACTCCAACGACACGGCGGTAATCAGCGACACGACCTGGCTGGGGTTGTCGGCCGTCAGCGAAGGCACCGCGCGCATCAGCGAGACGGTGCTGTACGGGCTGCTGGTGCTGCACACCGATACGGCGGCGGTGTCGGATGAGGCTATCGACCGACCGGCGCACCTGCTGGTGGATCAGGCAACCATCAGCGATGCGGCGAGCGACCGGCTCCGCGCCAGGGTGCTGGTGGTCGATACGGCCACGGCGGCGGATCGCGTCACCGGCACCCTTCGTGTCCTGCACGTCGATGACGCCCTGGTGTCGGATGGGGTGCTGGATCGCGTGCGCGGCCTGACGGTGGACGGTGCCACGGTGGCCGACGAAGCATTCGGCACCCGTCATGCGTACACCCTGGTGCTGGATGCCGCGCGCATCAGCGACAGCACTGGCCAGGCCGCCAGTGTCCTGGTCGAGGACGCCGCCACCGTCAGCGATCAGGCGACTGGGGCGCTGCACGGTCGCGTACTGCTGGTGGATGGGGCGTCCCTCGCCGACGAGGTGGTGGACGCGCATCAGGCCGTGCAGGCGCTGCTGGTGGACGGGGCATCCATTGCCGCGCTGGTGCTGGACCATCTGGCGGCGCGCGACCTGGTATCGGATGCCGTGGTGATCGAGGACATCACCGTGGGGGGCGACCAGGACGGCGGCCAGGCTTGGACCGCAAACGTCGATAGTTGGGCGATGAGCCGCTACGCGCCGTATACCTTCCGGTCGCTTGCTGTGATCGACGGTCGGCTGTACGGCATCGCCGAAGACGGCGTTTATGCGCTGGACGGTGACAGCCAGCCGGTGGCCGGCAGAATCGCGACCGGGAAACTGGACATCGGCCAGGGCGCGCTGGTGCATCCGCATAGCGCCTATCTGGAGTATGCACTGGATGCTGATGGCACGGTGGCCATGGACGTGACCACCACGCAAAGCGGCAGCGCAGCGACCTACAGCTACCCGCTGGAGAGCGAGCCTGCAGACGAGTTGACCAATGGGCGCTTCAAGTTCGGCCGGGGCCTGCGCGGCAGGCACTTCACGTTCACGCTTCGCCTGACCGGCCGGCACGGCTATATCAATGACCTGAGCGTCGAATCGGCGCCGACCAACAGGAGAGTGTGATGGGTATCGCACCGGACAGCATCCTTGGCGTGGCGGTGGAAACCGTCACCGACAAAATCAACGACCTGGACACGCTGGCGCGCAACTACAGCGCGCAACTCAGCGAAGCTCTGGCGGCCATCGGCAACATTACGGTAGCGGATGTGCCGGCACCGACGCGGCCGGATGCGCCTATCGCGTCGCCGCCGCCCGTCAACCTGGGCGAGCAGCCGACCTATAACCCGTCGCCGCTGGTCAAGCCGGAAGCCCCTGGGGGCCTGAATATCGACGACCTGCTGGCCGACCTGGATGTGGGCGACATGGACGACCTACCCGACGCGCCGACAATGATTCCGATCAACATCCCGGACGCGCCGAGCATGACGGCCATCCCGGTGCCGGAACGCCCGGACATCGACACCACGGTGGAGATTCCCGATGCGCCGCAGATCGCCATGCCGGACATGGAAGCGCTGGAACAGATCCGACTGCCGGAATTCGTGTTCCCCGAGTTGCCTACGTTCGACGCCACGCCGCCGGACGCGAGCGGGATCACGGTGCCCAACGTCTTCATCAACTGGCTGGAGCCGGAGTACCAGTCCGAGGTGCTGGACGAGTTGCAAGCGAAGATCAAGGAACTGATGGCGGGCGGCACAGGACTGCCGGCGCCCATCGAGCAGGCGCTGTTCGCCCGTGCCCGCGAACGCGACAGTGGCGAAACCACCCGCGCGGTGCAGGAGGCGGTCGATACTTGGGCCGCCCGCAATTTCTCCATGCCGCCGGGGATGCTCGCCAGGCAGGTAGATGTGGTGCGCGAGCAAGGCCGGCTGAAGGCGGCCGAACTGAACCGCGACATCCTGGTGCAAGCGGCCACCTGGGAAATCGAGAACCTGCGCTTCGCCGTGCAGCAGGGCCTGGCCCTCGAGCAGTTGACCGAGAACATGCACCAGAACATGGCGCAGCGCCTGTTCGAGGTCGCCCGCTTCCACGCGGAAAGCCAGATCAACGTGTTCAACGCGCAGATCAGCCTGTTCAACGCGCAGAACGCGGCCTTCGAGACGCTGGCGCAGGTCTACCGCACCAAGCTGGATGCGGCTATCTCCAAGCTGACTGCCTACAAGACCGCCGTGGAGGGCCAGGTGGCGCTGGGGCAGATCAACCAGCAGCGCGTCGAGGTGTTCAAGGCCAAGCTGGACGCCGTACAGTCGAGCGTCGAGGTCTACAAGGCGCTGATGCAGGGGGCATCCGTGCGCGCCGAGACGATCAAGAACCAGTTCGACGCCTACCGCGCAGACGTGCAGGCGTATGCCGAGCAGATCGGCGCCGAGAAGGTCAAGTTCGACGCCTACGAGGCCCGCGTCAAGGGCGAGTCGGCCAAGGCGGACGTGCTCGATGCGCAGGCCCGCGCCTACGCTTCGACCATTCAGGGGTTGGCGAACAAGGCCGATGTCAAGGTCAAGGGCGCGCAGATCAAGATGGAGGCGGCGCGCACCAAGGTGTCGAAGTTCTTGGCGGACGTGGACGCCTACAAGGCCACCCTGCAGGCCAACCTGAGCGAGGTGCAGTACAACACGTCGGTGTTCCAGGCCCAGGTAGAAGCCTGGCGCGCAGCGGCCAGCGCCAACGTGGCCGACGCCGAAATGCAATCTCGCTTTGCCGACATGAACAGCCGGACCAACATCGCTTACGCCGAAATGCAGATCAGCGAGTACACCGCGAAGATGCAGAACGCCGTACAGCAGGCGCAGATCGCTCTGGAGGCGGCGAAGGCCCTGGGGCAGTACACCGCTCAGCTAGCGGCCGGCGCTCTGTCAGCGGCGCACGTGTCGGCTAGTATCAGTGGCTCCGGCAGCGCGAGCAGTTCGGAAAGCAAGAGCGAAAGCACTTCCACCAGCTACAACTACAACTACTGACGCCCCCCGTAGGGTTCGTCCCGATGCGGCCTGGCACTGGATCATGCTCCGGTATCAGGCCGTTTCTATTAGGGGCTACCCATGTTCGGATTCAAGAAAGGCGCGAAATCCAAAGTTCAGCAGTTGGCTGAAGGTGGGCGCGTGACTGGCCCGGGGACCGGAACCTCCGACGACATCAAAGCAGAAGTTCCGGCGGGCTCCTACATCATGCCGGCTGATTCCACGGAAGCGATCGGCGAGGAAGCACTTGGGGGGCTCGGGGCGCCGGTAGCGGTTAACTTGAGCGACGGCGAGTTTCAACTGCCTCCGGAACAAGTTCATGCCGTTGGCGTGAAGGCTCTGGATGCAATGAAGGATGCCACGCACACCCCAGCGGATCGGAGTTCCGATGGCTTCAAACCGGAAAAGAGCGCCCCCGGCAAGCCGGAGATGTTTTTTGCCGACGGTGGCGTAGTGGAAGAGCGACGGAAGCGGCCGCAGCAGGTCATCAGCGGCTACAGCTCAAACCCTACCATGGCGAAGGCCCAGGCCAACATCGATGCCGAGCAGCAGGCTCTCGCTGTGCACCGTCAGCGCACTGCTGATGCTGCAAAGCTCCAGCCAGGTGTTGCGCCGGGATACAGCGACAATCTCTATACCGCCAACGCCCAGGCACGTTCGGACGCGGCACGGCAGCAACAGGCCATTGCACAGGCCGGACCACTGCCCGATATACCGTCGACACAAGGTTTCGCGCCATCGCGACAAGGTAATGACCCAGCCAGAGCGGCAAGGATGCAGGCTCAGTTTGATCAACCGGTAACGGGCCCTGCTCGATCCAAAGCGGCTGGTTTCACTCCGCAGTACCGTACTGAAGGGCCTGGCTGGCGAACCGACTCGGTTCTCCGCGGGACGGGCGACGACGTAGCGCAGCAGTGGGCATCGGGTGAGTATGCCCGTGGCTTTGGGACCGGCGTGCGTGGGGCGCTTGCGGCGGTTCCCGCAGCATTCGCTGATGCTGGAGAGGATGTCGGTCGATTGGCGGAACCGGTGATCAACTTCGGTAAAGGGCTATTCGGATGGGATGACACTCCGCCGGCGCTTCGTGGTCAGCAAGCAGCCCAGGGTGCAGCGGCGCCAAGTTCCAGTGCTGCGCCCGGGCGAGGCCAGGTGTTGCCGGCTGCTGGTGCGCCAACCGGAGCGCTGGAGTCGGCGGCGAATACTGGAACTGCTATGCCAAGCGCCGGTGGCTCGGACCTGCCCAACAACGTGACACGGGTGGGCAACAGCTTCTCCGGCACAACAATCCGCCCGGGCTACACCGTTAACGGGGAAGCTCAAGCTACGGGGTTCGCCCCAGGTGGTCAGCGGAGTGCCCAAAACCAGCGCGCAGTGGAGAACCTGCTGGCCCGAACGCCTGATGTGGGTATGGGGTTCAGGCCGAGTTCTGTCTCCCAGGTACCGCCGATGGCCCCGGACGCGTTGGCTCAGTACAACGCCGGTAACTCCGGCGCGCCTCGGGTAACCGTGGTTCCCGATAGCTCTCGGGCCGATAGCGTTCGCCAGGCCGCCTTGAATGCAGCCTCAACACCTTATCGCGGTTCGCCGAACGGGCAGTTAACTGCCCGCCAGATCGACAACCTGTTCGGGCTCCAGCAGAGCGATGACCGCAATGCTACGTCCCTGGCGAGCACTCGGGCGAATAACGACACGGCCTTGGTGCGGGAGCAGGTGCAACAGCAGGGCGCAAATCAGCGCGCGGCTCTACAGGAAATGGGGCAGGGCGCGCGCTTCCTCGCCGCCAACGAACTCGATCGCCAGCGCCTGGCTGGTGAGCAAGAGGCCAGGGGTTTCCAAACCCGCGCCGCCCAGCGCATCGAGAAGCTGTACGAGCAGTACGACAAGGCTGCTCCCGAAGACCGCGCCGCGATCGCCGAACAGATTCGTGTGCTTGCTGGTAAGGACGCTCCGAATCGCTTCACCGTGGTACCTGGCGGCCAGGAGTACGACCCGCAGTCCATGCAACTTCTGACGCGCCCTGCACGAGTACTCAACAACCAGACCGGCCAATTTATCGACCAGCAAACGCAGTCGGCGCAACCCGTCGCTCCGCGAACTGGTGAGGTGCGAAGTGGATACCGGTTCAAGGGAGGGAACCCTGCCGACCAGAATAATTGGGAGAAGGTGTAATGGCCGATACCAGCAAGCCATGGGAAGAGTTCGCGTCTCAACAGCCAGTAACTGGTGGCGAGAAGCCGTGGGAGGAGTTCGGTGGCGAGACGAAGGAGGAGGGAAGAGGCCTGATCGGGCATGCGCGCGACCTTGGCCTATCCGTGGCCAAGGGGGTGATTGGGGTTCCGGAAGCGGCTGTTGGCCTCGCTGATATCCCAACAGAGGGCCGCGTAGGTAAGTTCCTCGAGAATCAGGACGGCATGCTCGGCTTCCGGCCCCGGGAGGCGAAGGATTTCCTGAGTGATCTACACACCGATCAGTACAAACAGCAACAGCAGGACTTTCAGGATGCTGATGGCGTCGTAGACAAGACGCTGCATGCTGTACAGAACCCGTCGATGGTCGTGAACACCGTAGCGGAGTCTTTGCCTTCCATGTTGGCGGGGGGCGCGGTCGGTCGTGGCGTTCGGGCGCTGGCTCCAGCGTTGGCACCTGTGGCAGCCGGCGCGGCTGGCGAAGGGGCGGTGATGGCTGGTCAGCAAGCAGAGCAGATCCGCCAAGAAACTGATGACGGCTTGCTCACTCCGGCGCAGTCGGGAGCCGCGGTGGCCACTGGTGTGTTGGGAAGCCTGTTTTCCCTTGCCGGCGGTAGCTTGGCCAAGAAACTGGGTATCGGTGATGCGGATACCCTCCTCGCTGGTGGTGCCAACCCAGGACAACTGGTCAGCGAACTGGCGTCCATGCCGGCGAAGAGCATTCCGCGGAAGGTGATAGAGGGCGCGATCTCCGAGGGCTTCCTTGAGGAACTGCCACAGTCCGCATCTGAGCAGGTTCTGCAAAACCTGGCGCTGGGACGGGACTGGGCCAGCGGCCTGGATGAAGCGATGGTAATGGGAACGCTGGCCGGGATGGCCATGGGTGGGCCGGCGGCGGTTCTGCATGGCGGTCAGCCGGCAGCGTCCCGTGGCCTGGCGGATGCGGACGCTACCTTCGAGAGTACTCCAGACCTTGAGGGGCAGACCGAGACGACTGCGCCACTGGCACTCCCATCTCCAGTGTATGAGGCTGGTTCTGACGGCCAGGTCCGGACCACGGTCGACCAGAACTCCGCTACCCAGGTACAGCGTCAGCAAGAGGCTGAACGTCTGGACCGAATCCGTCGAGGTGAAGTCACCGATGTGACTCCGGTCCCGGCGGCCCCAAAGCGCTCCGAGCAGATGGGCCTGGACCCGGCTACTGGGCCACTTTCTGGTGCTGCTGCGCAGGCCGTGGACAGTGGCGCAACTGACCAGATGGTGCAACAAGCCGCGCTCCAGCAGGCAGCCGAGGAGGCGCAGAAGAGCGGCAGGAAAGGTGAACAGGTCAACCCGGAAACCGGTGAGATTACAGCGGAGCAGGGTGATCTGCTGGCATCCGATCCTGTCACCGATCTGCAGGGCCGCCTGGAATTTGTTCGCCGGCAAGCCCGTGCCACCGGATGGGACGCGAAGAAAATCGCCGAGCGCGATCGCTTGCAGGAGGAACTGGACAAGCTCTCACCAGCGCCGGATGCCGGCTACATGCAGCGCGTCGGTGAGCGCGTGAAGCGTATCGAGGCCGCGCAGAGCCCCGATGAAATTGCCGCGATCCTCGCCGAGGATCAGCAGGATGAGCAGCGCCACCAGAACGCCGCTGGCCGGGTGGAGCTAGCCACCCGTGCTCGCGGCTTCGCCCTGGACCAGGCGGTTCAGCAGCAAGCCCCGACGCCAATCGGCGTGCAGGACGACATCCAGCAGGCCCAAAGCAAGGCTGACGCGCAGCAGGAGCAAGCCGCACAACCGGCTGTATCGCTGGCGCCGGCAGCGGAATCCGTACCGGCAGCACCTGCGACCGAGGCGAAAGCGAACAACCTGAAGGACGCCATTTCGAAGGTACGCCAGGCCAAACAGAAGCCCGAGCAGCCTGCGGCGCTGCAGGCCGTGCGTCGCGGAGAGGTGGGCGGAAAGCTGGGCAGTGGCGAAGTAGTGACCACCAGCAGCGGGCGGCAGACGACGCCTTTCCCGAAGGTCAGCGTGGACACCAACCGCAAGGCGACCGGCACCATCAAGGCCGTGGACCTGTGGCTGATGCAGAATGCCCTGGATGAAGCGCGCTCGCGCGGCGACGAGTTCAACGCGCGCCAGTTCGAGGCGAACCTGGCGAAGCCGCAGCGGGCCGATAAGGACGCTGCCGAGGAATACCTGTTCGGCCAACAGTCTGCTGTGCAGCCCCGCGTGCTGAAGCCACTGGCACCGAAGCCTACCGCCACCGACAACAGCGCAAGCTGGGTCATCCGAAACAAGGAAACCGGTGAGGTGATCGCGGAAACGTTCGACCGTAAGAAGGTTGACGCGCTCAACACCGAGAAATACGAAGCGGTGCCGATCCAGCAGCACCTGGCGAGCCTGAACAAGCCCAAGGCGCCCAGCATCGAAGGCAAGGACATCGGCGAAGGCTGGGCGGAGTTCAGCAAGGAATCGGGCACCGTGGGTATCCCTCGCGCCGACATGCCGCAGATCAAGGCCGAGCACCGCGGCGCGATGGTGAACTTCCTGAGCGCTCGTGGCGTGCAGCATCAGGAAGAGACAGTTCCCGCAGATACCCTCAAACCGACGCAGGCGGAGTTCAGCCGGGATAAGGTGGCGAAGGCCAAGGACTTTGAGGGCGGCAACCGCTCCATCTTGGTTTCGCGCGAAGGCAACGTGTTGGATGGGCATCACCAGTGGATGGCCGCCCGCGACAACGGCGAAGAGGTGAGGGTGATCCGCCTGGATGCCCCCATCCGCGACCTGGTGAAACTGGCCCACGAGTTTCCCAGTTCCACCACCGATGCCAGCAGCGGGCAGGGTGCCACGGCTGACGCGAGACAGGTGAGGCCCAAGCCTGAGCCAGCCGCTCCTGATGTGCCGAAGAAGAGGCCGCGCGGCGTGCTGGCAAAGAGGTTCCAGGCTGAGGCCCAGGCCCGCGCCGAATACTTCACCCCCGGCAACGTGGTGCGAGGTTACGGCGCCAACTACGACAGGGTTATCAGCTACAACCCGACCGAATCAGGAAGCTGGACCGTCACGGTGCGCAGTGTACGCAAGGAAGGCGACACCTGGGTGGATGTCCCGGGCGAGAGCGAGCGCACTCACATGACGGCGCCGGATGCGCGCGACATGAAGCGCGGCCCGGCCGGCCGTATCGCAACACAGGGGGCGCCAACCGCCGATGAGTTCCCCTTGAAGGAAGCCGCAGCCAGCTACTCCGGTATCTCGAACAGCAGCAGCCAGCGAGCGAAGTCCGATGCGGATGAGTTCCAGACCTACATCGACGTGGCCCGCGACGCGGGCGCTGTCGTGGCACGCACCGATGCTCAGCAGGCGGCCGTGGAGCAAGCCACACGAGAATTGCGGGCCGATTACCTAGCCCAGTACCGGCGCCTGATGAACGTGCGCGCCGGCACCTACAGCGGCTATGTTGTCGGGCGTTCTGGACTGAACAGCAAGCAGGCGGACAGGCGCAACAGCGCCTACGACCGCGCCATCGACACATTCGTGGCCTGGCAGAAGGCCAATCAGGATCGCGTGCGCCAGGCGGCCCTGGACGCCCGTACCGACGAGGAAAAGGCGGCAGATCGCCAGGCCGCCGAGCAGGCCCGTGCCGACAAGGCGCAGCGCAAGGAAGACGGGGACCGCAGCCTGATGCGCAGGATTCTGTCCTGGAAGAAGGGCAGCGAGCCGGTGGCGATCACCAAGACCGCGCACCTTGCCGGGGTGAACTTCGGCAAGGATGGCTACCCGACCAGCATTAAGTTGACGCCGACCGATGGCAGCGTGCTGACGAGCGACAAGTTCGACCTAGCGACGCTGTTCCGTGAGCGCGGCATGAGCGTGCCGGAGTCGAAACGCCGCGTGCGTGAACTGGTCGATTTCGTGCGCGCCGAGGATGCAGCCCGGCCCCAGTCCGAACCGGCAGAGGCATCCAAGCCCGAGCCCGCGCAGCCCAGCGATTCGAAAACCCCGACGCTCGATGCGCATGTAGCCCTCATGCAGCGTGTGCGCAGTGGGGAGGCGACCGCCGACGAGTTCCGCCAGGCATTCGAGCGTACGCAGAACGCCCGCGACGCCCTGGTGGCCGAGCTGGGCACTATGAAGAAGGATGAACTGCTGAAGTCAGGCGGCTACAGCTTCTTCCACCGCTACCGCAACGAGAAGAAGGCAGCGATTGTCGATGCCCTGGCCGGTCGCGTGTTGGAGGAATTTGCGCTGGGCCGCAGCTACGGCCCGAGCAGCTACGTGATGTCGGCTGCTGGCCTCGAAGCGCACCGCCAGGCCAAGGCCCGCGCGCTGGCCGAGTTGGTGGCGAACACCACCGACGACGACATCAAGGCGCACGTCGCCGAGGTCGCCGAGGCGCAGCAGGAAGTCCAGGCCCGCCGGGCAGCGCAGCAGAAGGCTGTCGCCAACCCGCAGACCCTCGCCGAGTTCCGCCAGGCAGTGAGCTACAACATGGAGACGCACGGGGAGTCCCTGCGGGAGGCGTTCATGCGCCTGACGCCGGAACAGCGTATTCGCTACGACGAACTGGAGGCTGAGAGCACCAAGGCCCTGCGTGAGCAGGCCAAGGCACAGGCCAAGACCCGCGTAGCCAGCGCCGGGCAGACTACGGCTGGCGACATCATCGAGACGAAGCACACCAAGCACGGGCATGACCTTTTCGTGGTGCAACTGGCCGAGCGCGTCAGCCGCGAGGACTACGACACCCTGAACAATTCGGCGAAGCGGCTGGGCGGCAGCTACAGCAGTTACCGTGGGAATGGTGCCGTCCCCGGCTTCCAGTTCCGCACCCGCGAGGCGGCCGAAGCATTCCGCAAGCTGGTGACCGGCGACACCGCCGACGCGCAGGCCGTTGCAGAAGCGCGCCGCGACGCCTTCGAGGATGACCGCAGCCAGAGCGCCGCCCAGCGGCTGCGCACCATGGCCCAGGCTCTCAACGAGCGGGCCGATGACTCCCTGAGCCGCGTACGAAAGCAGAACACCGATCGCCGTGCGCGAATGGCCGCCAGTGCCGAAGCCTCGGCGCGCGCCGACAAGGCACTGGCCGCCACCATGAACAACCTGGCTGCCGCCATCGAAGGCGGCAAGGCTAAGTTCCTGGACACCGTTCGACAGAAGGTGCAAGTGGAGTTCCTGGCGCGGGAACTGCGCAATGCGAAGGACGCGCAAATTCGAGCGAAGTACCCGACTTATGGCGAGCAGGAGAAACACCGTGGCGAGCCAGTGGACGCCGAGACGGTGGACTACTCCACATTCCCCAGTTACACCGCCATGCGCTCCGACCTGGCGAGCCTGGCGCGCCAGATGGCGGAAGTGGACGGCCTGAAGAAACTGGCCGCGCGCCTGGAGAAGGTCGCCGACGATGTGACCGAGGCCTACACCGACTGGACCAAGCAGAACCTTCTGTCCGTCAGCCGCTTCACCCGCGGTGACCAGTTCGCCGACTTCAAGAGTCGCGAGGATGCCGAGCGTGCCATTCGCCGCTCCGGCCTCACCGGCAAGGCCATCGTGCTTCCGGTGAAACGCGGGCAGAACCGCATCGTCATGGCCCCCAGCGAAGCCATGAAGCTGGGCCTCTGGCAGGGCGACGGCGACAAGCGCATCACGCTGTCCGGCGAGTTCGGCGGCGAACTGGTGCAGGCCCTCGGCCGGCGCAGTGGCAGCAAGATCACCGTTCCGTGGGCGCTGGAGAGCGCGCACGAAAAGCGCAAGCGCCTGGAGAGCATGGGCATCCTCACCGGCAGCGAGTACCGCTCTGCACTGCGCGAATTCGTAGCGCTGCGCGAGGCGCCCGCCGAGCCCGACAAGATCAGGGAAATGGAACGGTCCATGATCGGCCGTCGAAATGACGGACTGGACTTCTTCCCGACTTCGGCCGCCGTCACCGAGGAAGCCGTCGACGCCGCCGACATCCAGGAAGGCATGGACGTGCTGGAGCCTTCCGCCGGCATGGGCCATATGGCCGACGCGATCCGCGAACAGACCGGCGTGGAGCCCGATGTGGTGGAGCTTTCCGGCGAACGTCGCGAGTTGCTGGAGGCCAAGGGCTACAACCTGGTCGGCTCCGACTTCATGAACGTGTCCAGCAAGCAGTACGACCGCATCGTGATGAACCCGCCATTCTCCAAGGGGCGCGACATCCAGCACGTACAGCACGCCTACAGCCTGCTGAAGCCCGGCGGCCGCCTGGTTGCCATCATGGGCGAAGGCGCCTTCTTCCAGAGCAACAAGGCCGCCGAGAACTTCCGTGCCTGGCTGGACGGCCTGGGGGCCACCAGTGAACGGCTGCCGGAAGGTTCGTTTATGGACCCGGCGCTACCCGTCAATACCGGCGTGAACGCGCGCATGGTGGTGATTGACAAGCCGGCAGCCGAAGAGTCGGCAGCGCCGCAGCCCGGCGAACAACCGCCCGTGCAGTACTCGTTCGCCGGCCGCAATGCCGTCGGCGCCAACCTGCATGCCCTGAGCACCGCACAGCAGCGCATCGCCATTGGCGAAAACGCCGAGGCCGTTCGCCGAGATACCGGTTGGCACCGTAGCGCTGATGGCAAGTGGCGCTTCGAAATCAGCGATCATCAGGCCAGCATCGCCGTGGCCGGTGAGACTGCTGGCGCCATCATCAATATGGCCCACCTCAATGCCATCAACGACGAGCGCAGTCGACCGACCGTCGGCGATGTGCTCAACCATCCTCAACTGTTCGCTGCATATCCTGACCTGCAGCGTATCCCGGTGGCAGTGATGCCAGAGGGCGTCACTGCGCTGGCTCGCCTACGCCGGTTCGCCACTGGTAACCAAGTTGAGGTTCAGGCGAACATGCCGCGCACCGAGGTTGCCTCGGCGATCCTGCACGAACTCCAGCATGCGATACAGATCCGGGAAGGTTTCGCCATGGGTGGCTCGGCCAGGGCTTTCGTCAGCAACTTCGACAAGACTGGTGCGGCGACCTATCGTCGTTTGGCTGGAGAGGTGGAGGCGCGCAACACGCAGGCTCGGCTGAAAATGACGCCGCGCCTGCGCCGGGACATTGCACCCGATGAGTCGGCGGACATCCCTGCAAGTCAGGTGCTGGTGTCGTTCAATGGCCGCGACATCGAGAATGGCCCGTTGCCGCAGAACCTGACGGGGCGTCCGCCGATGACCTCGCAAAGCCTGGTGCGTGCTTTCGACCTGCAGTTCCCAGCCCTGGGCCAGGCTGTGCGCAAGATGCTGAAGCGCGGCAAGGAAGGACAACGGGGCGGCTTGGTGGTGATCGACAGCGCCGACCCGTTGCGCATCGCGCACACCTACGCGCGGAAATCCGGTACCGCACTGAGCGATGCCGTTCAACTGTTTGAGGATGGCGGGCGCATCAATGGCTTCTACGATGCCAGATCAGGTCTAACTTTTCTGGTCGGCCCGAACCTGAATCCGGTAACCGCCCCGGCCGTGGTGCTTCACGAAATGGTTCACGGCCAGCAGCGACAGAATCTCGACCAGGCTGCCCACGCCATGCTGATGAATCGCGGCAACGTGCGGAGCGCCGAACTGCGCACCTTCCTGGACCGTGTGGCCAGCCGCATGATCGAGTCCGGCGAGAGCCGCAACATGAAGGAGGCCGCTCCGTATATCGTGGAGCAGGCTGTTATTGAAGGGCGAGAGCAGGGGTTCGCCGAGGCTGATAGCCGGTTCCTGTCCTGGGTAGACAGTGCGCTGGGCAAGCAGGTGGGTGACTTCCTGCGTAGGTTCCTGGCCAACATCCGTCAGTGGATGCTGCGCCACGGTCTGCCGGTTGGCCGTATCAGCGTGGACGATCTGGTGCGATATGCGATGGCTGGTGTGGAAAGCGCCGCCGAAGGCCGGGTACGGGGCGACGGCCTAGCCATGAGCCAGGACGACATGCGAAAGGCGCGCGTGCTGCAAGGCCCGCCGGTGGCCATCCTGGAGGGGAATGAAGCACCACAGGGCTTCGCTGCGGTTCGCGAGTGGGCGGCGAAGCTATTCGAGTCTCAAGGTGGCAAGGCAGTGAACCCGGACCTGGGCGACGTGGTGCTGGATATGCGCGCTGTGCGCGACTCGATGGCGCATGGCAAGGCCAACCCATACAAGTTCTCGGCGTTCGCGGCCGTCAAGGACGTGCTGGAGCGAGGTGTGGTGGTTCACCGCGCGGACTATGAGAAGGGGGATAGTTTCTACGTATCGGCGCCGGTGGTGATCGACGATAAGGATGACATCGTGACCGTGTTGGTGCGCCGCGATCCGAACATGCAGCGCATGTATCTGCATTCGGTGGCCACAAAAGAATATCTCCTGAACCGTCGAGTATCCGGTGCTGATGCCACGATGGCAGTGCAGCCTTCCGGCTCGTCCAGTTCAGGAGACGTAGCCAGTGTACTCCAGCGGCTGCTGACCGCAAGCCTGAATGAACCCGAAGGTCCGCAGTTCAGTCGCTCCGGTCTGCGCGAACTCACCAGCAAGGCTACCGCCGAACTGAACAAGACCTTCAGCGCTCCGGGAGGCCTGTCCTGGTGGCACAAGACCATCGGCACCATGTACAACCTCGCAGAGCGTTCCCCGGCATTCAAACCGGTCTTCGAGTCGGCGCAAGGATTTATCGATGACGTGAGTTATTACGCCAGCGATGCGGCTGATCTGGCGCCGAAACTGCTGCCGAAGCTGGAAACCTGGCGCGACATCGCAAAGTCCCCGGTGGGCGCTGAGGACAACAAGGCGGTGGCCAAGCCGGTATTCGAGGGCACGCTGATGTGGGCGCGCGACGTGGACGGCAAGCCGGTGCGCGTCGATTCGCTGGCTGAGCGCGCCATGCGTCTGACGGCCGACGAGAAGGCGGACATCCTGCTGAAGCAGGGCAAGATTCCCGAGGGACTGCTGCGCGCCTGGCGCGGCCTGAGCCCCGAGCAGTTCGCCAAGATGATCGACAGCCGCTACGAGGCGCAGATGCTCAAGGCAGGCATCGTCTGGACCGACGCTGAGCTGCGCGACATATGGAAGCTCAACGATGCTCAGGTCGCGCTGTACCGCGAGTTCCGCGCCGCCACCGACCGTAGCCTGGACACCATGGCCCGCGCCGACATGCTGCGCTTCGGCGGCGAGGATGTGAAGGAACTGCGCGACCAGGTGATGGACGCGGCCGATGCGCAGGAGGGGGCCGCGATACTGCGCGACCACCTGGCGCAGATGGCTGATGCATGGCCGGAACGCGCCACGAACCTGCTGAACCTGGCACACGGCATGACGGATCGCGCCGAGAAGGTCGCCCAGTTGCAGGGCGAAGGCTATGCACCGCTGTCGCGCTTCGGCAAGTACACAGTGGACGTGGTGGGTCAGGATGGTCAGCGTGAATACTTCAGCCTGTTCGAGACGAAGCGCGAGGCCAACCAGATGGCCGAGCAGATGCGTGGCGCGTTTCCTGGCGCCACCGTGAGCCAGGGCACCCTGTCCGAGGAAGCGTACAAGCTATTCGCTGGCATCACACCGGAAACGCTGGAACTGTTCGGCAACGCCCTCGGTTTCGACTCACAGGGCGATAGCGCACGTGATCAGGCTTTCCAAGACTACCTGCGCCTGACAAAGACCAACCGCAGCGCAATGCGCCGGCTTATTCACCGAAAGGGCATCGCTGGTTATAGCGAGGACGTAGGGCGGGTACTGGCTTCGTTCGTATACTCCAATGCGCGGCAAACCGCCGCCGGCCTGCACATGGGCGACCTTTCCGAGGCTGTGAACGGCATCCCGCAGGCGCAGGGCGAACTGAAGGACGCCGCGGTACGGCTGGCCGACTACATCAAGAACCCGCAAGAGGAGGGGCAGGCGGTGCGCGGACTGCTGTTTGCACAGTACCTCGGCGGCTCCGTCGCGTCTGCCTTCGTCAACATGACCCAACCGGTCCAAGTGACTTTTCCCTGGCTGAGTCAGTATTGCGGGGTGAAGCGCGCTGCGACGGAACTGGGGCGTGCAGCACGTCAGATGGCGCATCGGTCCTATCAGTTCGAGCCGGACCTGGCCCGGGCATTAAAGCGCGCCGAGGATGATGGGGTGGTCTCCCCGCAGGAGGTCCACCAGTTGATGGCGCAGGCCCGCGGCAGCGGCTCGCTGCGCGCGGGGGACGGGACGCGCTTGGGTGATGCTCGAGCACTTGCGTCCAACAGCGTGGCGCGCCTGTCGATGGCCTGGGGCAAGTTGTTCGGCGCCGCAGAGCAGATCAACCGCCGCATGACCTACATCGCGTCGTATCGCATCGCCAAAGCGCAGAACATGGCCAATCCTGATGAGTTCGCGCGCCGGGCCGTGCGCGAGACGCAGTTCGTATACTCCAAGGCCAGCAAGATGCGCTGGGGGCGTGGTGCCGTCGGCGGCACCTTGATGACCTTCAAGACGTACAGCGTGGCCTATCTTGAGCTGATGCATCGCTTGTGGAATCAGGGTGAGCCTGGTTCGCAGGAGCGCAAGGACGGTCGGAAGGCTGCTGCCCTGATGATCGGCATGCTGCTGCTCGTCGGCGGCGCCGGTGGCTTGCCGTTCGCCGAAGACGCCGAAGACCTGATCGACGGTGCGGCGCAACTCATGGGCTACAACTTTTCTACCGCGAAGGCCAAACAGGAGTTTCTGGAAAGTCTGTTCGGTCGGGTGCTTGCCGACTTCATTGATCGCGGGGTGTCCGGGCTGCCTGGGGCTCCGCTCGATGTATCGGGCCGGCTGGGTATGGGGAACCTGATACCCGGAACCGGTCTGCTAACTGAAAAGACCAGCCATACGCGAGACGTCCTGGAAATAGCTGGCCCGATGGGAGACTTAGCCAGCCGAATAGCGAGTGGTACTCGCAAGGTGCTGGGAGGTGATATCGGCAGCGGTATCCTGGAGATGTCGCCGGGCGCGGTGCGAAATGCGGCCAAAGGCGTGGATATGCTGGCCACTGGCATGTACAGGGACGCCAAGGGCTACAAGGTGCTCGACACCAACGTGCTCGAGGCCGCTATGAAGTCCATCGGCTTCCAGCCGGCCAGCGTAGCCACTATCCAAGGGGCCAACATGCTCAACCAGAAAGCAAAGGCCTTCTACAACTTGAAAGCCCAGGAGATTCGCAGCATGTGGGCGGCCGGCATCTTCGAAAAAGACCAGGGCAAGGTTGAGCGCGCGCGGCAAGCAATAGCCGACTGGAATCGGCGCAACCCTGACCAGCCAATGGCCATCCGAGTGCCAGACATCATGCGACGAGTCCGCGAAATGTCGCTATCGAAGGACGAACGGATAGCGAAGACCGCACCGAAAGCGATGCGGCAGCAGATGCGAGAGGATCTGGAGCGCACCCGCGCAACGCTGGATTGAACCCCCTGTAAGGATTTGCCGTTCTCTGGCTGTACCGAAAACTACCTGCCCAAGAAGCCGGGGCGTGATGCCCCGGCCTTTGGAGGATGGAGTTATGTCGGAGAGGGCCGGAATGGCGGTAGAGGTGGTGGGCGTTTCGGTGGCCAACAAGACCACGCTGGCTGGCGCCCTTGCGGGCGCGTTGGGCTGGCTGGCGCAGATCAACTGGGTGGGGCTGATCGGCGTGCTTGTCGCCGTCATCGGTCTGCTGGCCAATATCTATTTCCAGGTTCGCCGCGACCGCCGCGAATCAGCCGAGAGCGCTGCCCGCATCGAGGCCATCCGGGGGCGTTGCGATGTCGAACAGCCGTAACCGCGTGCTGGTTGCCGCGCTGACCGTCAGCCTGGCCGGCTTCGGCGCCTGGATGAAGTCGGAGGATTTCAGCGCGAAACCATACGTGCCGACCAAGGGCGACGTTCCGACCATCGGTTACGGCTCCACCCGCTACGAGAATGGCCAATCGGTGAAGCTGACCGATCCGCCGATCACCCGCCAGCGCGGCGAACAACTGGCGCGCAACCTGATGGCGAAGGACGAACAGCAGTTCCGCGACTCGCTGCCTGGCGTGAAGCTGTTCCAGGAGGAATACGACCTGTACCTGGATTTCACGGGGCAGTTCGGCATCACCAACTGGCGTGGCAGCTCGATGCGCCGCGACCTGCTGGCCGGCAACTACCGCCAGGCCTGTGATGACCTGCTGAAGTGGCGCAACCAGGGCGGGCGCGATTGCTCGCTGCCGAAGAACTGGGGGCCGCAGGGCTGCAAGGGCGTGTGGACGCGCCAACAAAAGCGGCATGCGCAGTGCATCGCCGCGCAGGAGTGACGCATGGGTGCCATCAAGGAATGGATAGTCGGCGCGCTGCTGGCCTTGTTTGCCACGGCGCTGCTGGTCGGCCTGGGTTATCTCGGCGGACGTGTGTCGATGGTGCGCGAGTACGGTGAACTGGTCGGACAGATGAAGCGGCAGAACCGCGAGGCCGCCGACAAGCTGGCCGAGTTGACCGCCCAGCGCGACATGAAACAGGCGGCCCTGAACAAGCAGGCCGCCGACCAGGAAAGGAAGGATGCCGATGCTAAAGCTGAAATCGCTCGCCTTGCTGGTGAGCTGCGCGACCGCCCTGTGCGCGTGCGCATCGTCCCCGCCGCAGGTGGGGGCTGTAGTGGTGGCGCCGCAGGTGACGCAGCCGGCACCGCCGAAGCTCGTGCAGGAGACGCCGCCTCGGCCTACGGGCTACTACCGGAAGAAAATTCTCGACGCTTTAACGACTCCCTGAGCGAAGTCGAAACCCTGAGCGCGGCCTACAACTCGTGTCGCGCCCGGTTGATTCCCCAAGAGCCGACCCCGTAGGGAGGAAACCATGGCCTACACCGCATATCGGGTGCTCAAGGCACCTATCGACCAGATCGAGCGCTTCATGACCGAGGCCATCGCCGATGGCTGGCAGCCGCTCGGTGCGGTCTGGCGTTCAAGTCAACGTCGTCGGGGGCGACAACGATTCAGAGCGTGAGCGGAAAAGACTTTGCAAAGAGGCATCGACTCCCTATCCCGGATCTCGAGGAGGGCTGACCTCTGCTCAGCTTGCCGCCGCCGCGCAGTTGTGCGCGGGTGTTTCAGTCCCTATACCTGCTACGCCCGCGCCGGCCGGTGGCAGCGCAACGCGAGCACCGACGATACCTGCAGCACCAGGAGTCCTCACCAGTTGTGATGAAAGTGGGTGTTGGGACAGCAACGGGGCTAGGTACAACCGAGGCGCTGGAAATACTCACTTCCCGGCGAGTGGTGGGCCGGCGTGCGAGCTCGTTGGTGGGAACATGGTGTGCCCATGAAGTTGTAGACTACGGCCTTTTCCTACGGAGCTCGGTGATGCTGGTGATTCGGCTGAAAAGCAAGTGGACCCTGAAGTTGGATCGCCAGATAGGTAGTTCTGGAAAGCACGGAATATGGGCGTTCCACTGCTCTGAAAGCACGTTCGCGCCGTCTTCGAACGACCTCCGGCGCACTGCGGCGATACTTCCAGCCGAGCCCAAAGAGGGCCAGGCAGTGGAAGTGTCGATCTGCGAAAGCCCGCACTCGCCGGATGGATGGATCGCCGTCGGCTCAGGCGTAGCAGCCTACGAAGCGGAGCGCTGAGGCCAACTCCGTCTGGGCGTGGATGTTGAGAGCTAGCTGTTCTGCTAGTGGCTGTGGTGTTTCTGGCTATCGAAACTGCGCGCTCGAAGCACGGAAGGAACGCTATGGATATCGAACGGACGCACATTCACAGCCAGCACGGCATCAACTTCAGCTTGGCGATCATTCGTCTCGCGTGGGCGGAGCGCAGCCGGCTGCTTCACATGAAATACTGTCCATCAGCGAAGGCCAGCCATGCAGTGGCTGATCTTGCGGTTGAGATTTTCGACAGGATGCAGGCGAAGGATCGACCTTGCGTACTGAGAGTCTTTGTCTCGCTGCCCTTGACCCGATCTCAGGCTGACTCTCTGAACCAGCAGCGTGTCACCGTTGCTGGTATGGTCGGTATGGTCGCGGGTGTCGCCGGTAAACGCATCAACACTTTTGTTGGGGTTGGCAGCGGCCTCGCAGTTCGTTGGGCTACTCAGCAGACCTTGCCGACCTACCACGCTGGAGACGTCATTATCAGCGTTGAAGGGGAGGTGGCCGGCGGGATCGGGCCCCAGCATTCTGTCAAGTCGGAGATCGTCCAGAGTGCTGGAGAACCTGCATGAATGATGTCATCCAGTTCGCCATCTGGACTGTAGTCATTGTTGCAGTCGGTCACCTAGTACGTAACAGGGAGGTCCGTAAGTGGCTTGGGATCGCTGTGTTTGTTGCGGCTTGGGTGCTTATTCTTCGATTCTCCTCGGTCAAGTTGGCAGGCTTTGGTCTTGATATCTTGGGGATTTGCCTTGGCATCCTTGGGGTTGACCTTTTTTTTCGACGAGACAAGTTCTCGAAAGCAGACGAGTGATGGGCCGCAGGTGCTGTTAGGGTCGTAGTGGCAGTTTCTGTGGCTTGAATGTAGAATTTCGCAGCGAAAACGAAATAGTACATTGACTAGTACATTGGGCTTTTGATAGATTCTTTTTCGCCTTGAAAATCAAGGTCTTGCGTGGTTGGTTCGGTTCTCTCCGTCCGCACCATCTTCAGGCTCGGCTTGTCCGGCCGCTGCGGTTGAAGCCGGATCGTTCGGCACGATTCACGATATGGTGGGCGTAGCTCAGTTGGTAGAGCACAGGATTGTGGCTCCTGGTGTCGTGGGTTCGATTCCCATCGTCCACCCCATATTTCGAAGCGCCAGGCCTTGTGCCTGGCGTTTTCGTTTGCGCTTCACGATCTCTTCTCCGCTTGCCTTTCCGGCACCCAGCCCGCCCTCATGGGGCGACGGCAGGTTGAACTTGTTCCAGCTCCGGCGCTCTTAAGCGAGCCCGTCGTTCCTGGCGGGTCCGTATATGCAGTCTGGGTGAAGCGACATGTCGATGAAATGGACCGAGCAGCGCTTGCGCAAGGCTCTCAAGCAGATGGCGAACAATCATGAATCGGCTGCGGTCGAGGTCATGCGCGCCGTCGAGCGGGCGAACGATCCGAAGCTGGCGCAGCGCCTGCTCGAGGTGATCGAGCAGATGCACCAGGATGCCGATGCGCTGCGCTCCATCGACGACGAAATCGCCAGCGGCGTGATCCGTTGCCAATGA